TGGTGCGCGATACTGGGATTGAACCAGTGACCCCTACAATGTCAATGTATTTTAAAAACAAAAATAAATAAATAAAATCAGTTGCTTAATTCTATCCTGTCATTTTTTCTCCCGTATATCTCCCGCGCTCGCAATCAAACCACCCGTATTTTTGGACTTCATCTGCCAAGTCGGGGCTGGCTAGATGGGCATAATTTAGCACCATTGACAGGCTGGCCCATCCGCCTTTGACTTGTAATTTTAAAGGGTCGGATTCAAGCGCGTATTGCCAGCTTGCCCAACTATGTCTTAAACTGTGAAGGCCGACGTCTGCCAAATCATTGCGCGCGCATATTCTTTTTATTTTTTGGCGCGGCCCATAAAAGCGGCCATCTGATGTTTCGTTCCATGGGTTCCCGTCCTCTTTTCGCCATACCCTGCCAACCCCGCGCGGTGGCAAAGCCGCCCTGGTTCTTTCGCATAAATCCACAGACCTTGGCAGCCCGCCTTTGGTTGTCCAAAATGTCACCCGCGTTCCTTGTGGTGACACGTCTTTCCATTCCAGCCTTAATGCTTCGGATGTTCTTGCGCCCGTTCCCACAATGAAACTTATTAAGGGGGCCATGTGTCCTGCGTTTAATATTAGCTTTTCAATCGCTTCAGGTGTGTGCCAATCAATCCTAGATTTTTTGACCTTGCGCTTGTTAAGTCTTACAGGATTGCACCACCCTTCCCCGACAGCATGATTTAATATCACAGAAACGAGCGCATAAAATCCCCGGTTTATTGTGCTGTTTTTTTGGGTTGGGAATAGTTTAGCAGCCGCCTGGTCAATCGTTCCGGGGGTTAAATCTGTAAGCGCAAAGTCACCCATATAAGAAACCACATGATCAAAATAATGATAGAGAAGGGTGTTGCCGCCGCTTAAAATCCAGCTTTCTGCGGCCTGCGCAAAGGTGTGATTTTGTTGTTTGTCGGCGAAGCCATAGACCTCTGCGAAGATTTGCTTTTCCCACGCGCTTTTAATTTGTTCTGCCTCTGCGCGGCTGCGAGTTTTTGAACTCTTATCAACGCCGGTTCCGTGGACAGTTCCACGGATACGCCAGACGCCGTTGGGGTATTGATGCAGCTTGAGCATGATTCCGCTTTAAGGGCCGCTTCTATTTTTGGCAAGTCTGATATTAAAATCCGCCGCGACCCTTTGCCAAGCCTGAAGGCGAAGCTGTGAGCGTCCAAGAACTTTTGAAATGTTCGCAATGGCACATCATAACTTTGGGCCAAGGCTTTGTCTGATATTGCGCGCGGCTCTGTCATGATGTTGTGGCTTTCTCTGTCATATGCAGCGCCAGAATGGCGTCAGCGGCGCGGGATTGGTCGCCGCCGCTGCGGTTATATTCAGTTTGATAGGCGGCAAATTCACGGCTTGCGCTTTCTTGGGTTGACGAGTTCCACACCGCGACAATTTTATTGCCGCCATCTGGCCCGCGCGCGATCGCGGCGGCTGCCACGGTGATGCGGTGAACGCCTTCCATGATTTTTGTTTGCAACTTTAAAGGCAGATTGTCAGTGGCGGTGGTCATTTAAGCGTCCAACCTTCCTCTATAATCCCTTCAATAACATGGCCAATCGCTTCAGTGATGGGCATGTCGGGTTGTCTTATATGATTTTTATATTCTTCGGCCTTTGCTTTTAGCTTCGCGGTTGTGTTGCTATTTGCAAGAAATACTAATTGAACGAATATCCCATCAACATCTTCACTTACTATGGCCATGGTTATGCACCATCACCGATTGGGGTGATGACGCTACTGTCAGCCAAAGCCCGCGCCATATATTGTGACCCGATAATTGAGGCATCCACAACTTGGAAATCACGGTTCAAATCAATGGTTAAATTTTTGACCGTGCGCCTGTTTTCTTCGGTTGGCTCCAAAGCCAATAATTTCCACGCGGCCGCCAAGGCCTCCGCGCGGGTGCCAGCAATGTCTGCGCGGCGGGTCGCAAGCTTATTCATGGGTAAGTTTGTCATAAGGCCTCCTAAATTCGGAGCCTTAATAACACAAATTGCGTTATTGTCAACGCATTTTGTGTTGTTTGTGGAAGTACATTTTTCTTGCAAGCAACATTGTTGATATATATGACTTTAAGAAAGTGAGGTTTATATGCGCGGGTTTTGTTTATTCTTTGGGTGGGTGTTTTTCGTAGTCGGAGTTCTTATAATCTTGAACTACCTTCTACTTTCAATTGATGTGTCCGTTTTGAAAATCAATATGTCGCTTCTGACAACATTAATAGGCGCAGTTTTACTTGGCGCGGCTGGAATTATGGGGGAAATTGAACGGCGGGGAAAGTCGCCAACATCCCAAAGGCCAGATAGCGGCGGGAAATAGGGAATTAAAATTTGACCATATCAATTGGGTAGACAGTTTGCAGCTTTATGTCCGTTTCTATAATTGTCCCATCAGCAGATTGCAAGGAATAGAGTCCAGGCTTGCTGCCTTTAAGTAAGAATTTGAATAGCTTTCTGCCATCGGCAAGTTCAACAATCACAGGCCTGCCTACATAAAATGGGATAGGATGTGCAATTTGAGAATAAAACAATTGTGCGCCCGCAGGAAATGCAGGGGCCATGCTATCCCCCCAGATTTCGACAGCTTCGGTTCCCTCTTTTGTGCCAGGTGGGGCTTCCAATAATTGAGTAACACCATCATCAAATGGAATAAACCCATCCGCGCCGCCGACATATCCGACCAGATGAACAATGACAGCGGGCTTGATAGCAGGTCTTGAGCGCGGCCCTTCATCATAAATCGCGCCATCTTCACGGACTTCACCGCTGTAAGTTATCTCTTCGCTTTCTAACCATGCTACTGTTACGTTTAGTAGTTTAGAAATTTGTTTCATCGTTTCACGTTTTGGGCGGCGGGTACCTCTCTCCCAAGAAGACACAGTGCTTTGAGTTATCTTCAAGGCATCTGAAAATTGTGATTGATTTAAGTCTTTGGCTTTGCGGGCCTTTACTATTCTCTCGCCAATCCGCGAATATATTTTGTTATCTTTCATTGGCTTATCTTTTTTATTAAGCGAAAAACGCATTTTGTGTTGACAGCAACGCTTTTTGCGTTATTTGTTTGCCCATGAACAGCTCCACCAAAACCTTGCCGACAACAAGTAATAGGCCAAACTTCAATCCTTGTGAAAACATGGTCACTTTCATAATCAAAAATTGGTTTGGTGGTGTCCGTGCCGAGATGGCTCGTCAAATGAATTGGAAGGCGACTATGTTGCAACGGCGGGAAGAAGCTGGGCATTTTACAGCGCATCAGCAAAGAGAAATTTTGCAAAAATCTGATGATCTTGGTTGGGGAATCAAGCCCGCACATTTTTTTCCTGAACGTCAAGCGGATATTATGGATGCCGCGCAATGACCCGTTCATTTGATAACTCGCAGCGCGGCGCGCATGGGCGGAAAGTCTTGGGGTTTTGCGCGGGCCAATCGCGCATCCGCCGCCGCATTTTTGGGCAGGCCAAAGCCTTCCCTAATGGCTGCAATTTCTTTTTGAATTTCCGCGCGGCTCTCTTCTCGCGGAAATCGTCTGTCTGCCGCAGGGCATTGCGCCCCGCCCTGGGCAGGCAGCACGGCCGCCGCCTGATGTCTTGGACTGTCTTGCATAGTCACTTCCCTTTGATGTCTTCATGTTTATTTCTGAACAATTTAAACGTAATGGCGGCGGCCGATTTGTTCAATTGGAAAGTTTCATCAGTTTTCCACCACTATTTTCCACCTAAAATTTCAGGAATTAAAACATGAACCCGCGTGTCCACAGCCGTCTTGCCCGTAATTTAATCAAAGCTTGCGGAGGGTTAGAGGAATCGGCGCAGGCTTGTCGCATTGGAAAGTCCCAATTATCAAACGCGCAAAACGCCAATCACGATGCGATATTGCCCGCCGATGTTATTCAAGAACTGGAAAGTTATTGCGGCGATCCGCTCTATTCCCGGGCTTTGCTTGAAGCGTGTCAGGCCGTGTCAGGCACAGGCGATATTGTTGGCGAAGCTTTGGATGTTGTTGGGCAAGTTGCAACCTTGTCAGCGCATATTCATCACGCCTTGGCTGACAATGTTGTCACCCCAAGCGAAGCCAATAAAGTGGCGGACATGATTGTTGTCATCCGTCAGAGCGTGGCCCAAATTGAAAATGATATTGAAACCGCCGCAGACGGCGCAGTGAAATTGGTTTCATCTAAGCCAAAGCCATCCAAATCCAAAGGCGGTGCGTGATGAACGCGCCGCTTATTAGTCCAAACTTAATCCGTCCACACGCTGGCAGGCCACATAGTGTCAGCGAAGGGACCGCTTCAATCAGCGATGCCGCCACCCACCCCGCGCATCGCCGATTGGCGCGGGTTCTAAGTGTCGCCGAAATCACCGCCAAGTCATATGAAGAACACATGGCGCGCCGCGCTTTGGGCAAGGCCCTTTCATCTATCACCCTGAAAGATGTCCTTTATGCCGCGACCAATGACGCCGCCGCCAAGATATTTTGGAACGCTTGCCGCGGCCTTGCGGCCGCATCTAGCGCGGCAGAGGCTGAACCCTTTGCCAATATTTTAAAGACCGTCATCCCCGCCCGCTGGCGGGTAGGACAAAAACGCAAGGCGGTCCCCGCTCTGCGTTCTGATCTAGCCTAATTCAAGGCTGATTTTCTTGGCCCATTCGGGTCGTTTATTCCCATGCCGCGCCCCGTTCAGGGTCGGTTAATTTCCGCGCCTCGCCCTGTCTTGGCGGCCAAAAAAGGATTCATCATGGTAGATATTATGAAAGATGTGACCGCTGCATCAGGTCAATATGGGGCGCGGGTCGCGGGTCTGAAGCCGAAAATAAAGACCGCGCTTGCCGCCGTTGGCCTGACGGCCTTGTTGAAATCTAAGGGCCGTCATGACCCCCGCCTTGATGGCCCGCGCCCGCTGACACCGCTGCAAGTTCAGCACCTGAACGGCATTCATGATTGCGGTCTTGTCACCCAAGCGGTGACCTATCCCGCTGACAATCCCGCCGCCACAATCATCGGCCGCCTTGATAGTTATGTTATTCCTTATGATGAATTTAAGGCCTTGATTGATGACGGCCTTGTGACCCATAGCGCCAACCTGACGGCGGCCGCTTATAACGCGCTTGCAGAATTGCAAGAGGGTTAACCGTGGCGGCGGGGTCTTCATATAAAATGTTTGACACCGCTGCAATCGCGGCGGCTAATTCACCTGAAACAGTTTTTTCAAAGCTGAATATTCCCTTTGTGCGCAAGGGTCACAAGCTGCTTTCAAATTGCCCGTCCTGCGGTAAGTCAAATAAGTTTGATTATAACACAACCAAAGACGTTTATTTTTGTTTCGCGGGCGGCTGCGAATTTGGCCGTGACCGCAAGGGTGTCATTGACTTTGTCATGGATGTTTTAGATCGCGGCTTTGTTGATGCCTGCAAATATCTGGGCGGCGCAAATGAACTGACCCCATCAGAACAGCGGGCCGCCGAAGAAAAAAGAAAAGAACATGCCAAGCGCGCCAAACAAGAGTTAGCCAAAGCCCGGCGCCGCACGAAAAAACAGATGCAAGATATTCTGGCGCAATGCGTTCCAGGCGAAGGGACATTGGCGCAGACCTATCTTGAAACGCGCGGTCACGCCGCTGGCATCAAGGCCTTGGGCTGGCCCAAAGACATTCTGTTTCATCCTGGTCTTGAAGCTTTTGTTGGCGATGCCTCTGACAAACAACCGGCAGGCACCTTCCCCGCCATGATTTCAAAGGGCCGTGACCGCAATGGGAAATTGGTGTTGTTACACCGCACCTATTTAGAGGCCACCCAAGATGGCGGCGCGCGCAAGGCTAGTCCGAAATTACCTGAAGACTTATCCAAGCTTTGGAACGCCAAGCAAATGGTTGGGGTTTTAAGCTTCGCAGATTTAGGCGTTTATCTGGGCGCGACAGATGGCGCGACCCATGACCCAACCGTTCCCGTTATTGTCGCCGAAGGAATTGAAAGCGCTTTGGCGATGGCCACGGCAGGCGCGCAGGGGGTGATTTATGCGGCGCTATCTTTGAACCGCGTCATTGGTTCTGTCTCTGCTGATGCCAAGACCATGAAGGGATGGCGGCCGCCTAGCAAAGAACGGCCTGTCATCATCGCATGTGACAATGATTTGTCACCAACGCCGCCGCGTTTTGAATGCGGGATTGAACGCGCGCAGGATTGTTTTGCGCGGGCGGCAAATCGCTTGTCAGATTTTGGTTATGAAGTCGGCACAATATTCCCGCCCGCCGGTTGCGACCCTGAAGATTGGTTATTCCACACACCTGAAACAGACACTGAAAGCGAGGCCGCATGACCGATGATGTGAAGACCGTTCAATATTTTTATATTGAGTTTCAATATTCAGGAAAAGAAAAGGCCTCTATTTTTAGTGGTGACTTTGTCTTGCCTACAGGTTCCAAGTGGCATGAAATTGAAGCCCGCGCGGCACTCTTATTTACCGAATTTATGGCAAAGATTTTTCCCGATGATGTGACCGCTGTCATGCCGGTCCCGCCCCATCTTAAAATTGTTCCCGGCGTTTGTTTTTGTATCCCTGCAACACAAACGGAAAGCGAGGCCGCATGAGTGATGAAGATGTATATCGTGAAGATTGGATGACAGATGAGCAATGGCGGTGCGCCAAACTTGCGGCCGAATATAAACATGGCTTTCATCATCTTTCTAATCTTCGGAAATGGGGCAATGGTGTTGCTATTGATGAACCCAACCGCATTTCAACTTATGATTTTAATGGCCTGACCCGTCTTGTAGTTATGGCTCATGATGAATGTATTCGAATTGATATAGGAACGGAAACCCGTGAAGAAAATTATGATGGTTACACTTATGAGGTGACGAAATTAATCATCACATTTCACCCTCGTAAACGCCCTGTTGCGGGTGATAGGATGTCATCACGGCATCCTGAACTTGAAGCCCATGTCTCTGAAATTCGCAAAAACAGAGGTACGGCATGACTAGCATTGAATGGACAGGCAAAACTTGGAACCCGATTGTTGGTTGCACCGTCACGTCAACAGGCTGCAAGAATTGTTACGCCATGAAGATGGCAGGCCGCATTCAAAAGATGCAGCCTGGTAACCATTACACCGGCACCACCGAAGTTGTGAATGGCAAGACCGTTTGGACGGGGCAGATAAATTCTGCGCCAGATGAAACTTGGGATGCGCCGCTGAAGCGTAAGAAACCAACCACATATTTTGTCAATTCCATGGGGGATTTATTTCATCCAAATGTTGCTGACTATTTGATTGACCGCGTCTTTGCGGTGATGGCCTTATCCCCGCAACATAAATTTCAAATCCTGACCAAGCACCCAGAACGAATGCGGGACTATTTAAACCGCTATGAAACTGATGAATGGGCTGACCTTCATGCAATGCGGATGCTTTGGAATGCCCTTCAAGATGCCGAATTGTCTGACCGCCGCCGTAAAGAATTGATGTGGTTGTTAGATGAAGAGGAAAACTTTGACACAGGCCTTTGTTTTCAACCTGACCTTTGGCCCCATGTCGCGCTTGGTGTGTCTGTTGAAAACCAGGCGCAGGCCGAAGCCCGCATTCCCTATTTGCTACAAACCCGCGCCGCCATCCGTTTCATCAGCGCGGAACCTTTGCTTGGCCGTCTTGATTTAACCAAGATTGACATTACAAAACATTGTCTTTCGCCTGAAGATATTGTTGATGGATTCCCCCGCATGGACCTTAACGCTTTGAGTGGTCAATGCAGCTTGCTTGATAAGTCATTATGTTCACAGCTGGATTGGGTGATTGTTGGCGGTGAAAGCGGCGGGGGCGCGCGGCCGATGCACCCCGATTGGGCGCGGTCTTTACGCGATGATTGTGAACATTATGGCGTTCCATTTTTCTTCAAGCAATGGGGTTTAAATATTCCGCACAATCAATGTGCGTGGCCCGTCCATTCCGATTACCCGGATGATGATGTCTTCAGGGGTCAGAAAAATCTTGACCCTAAAACACTTGACGGCGTGGTTCATCACGCGATGCCGCGCGGCTTTGAGGCGGCTTCCTAATGGCTTGGACGCCTGAAATTTTAGATGCCTTATTGTCTTTGAATGAAGAGGCGCTGACGGCGGCTGAAATTGCGGCGGCTTTGAACAGCCGCTTCAAGGCTGGCAAGTCCCGCAATGCGGTGATCGGAAAACTTAATCGGATGGGTGTTGGTCTGAAGTCAGGCGGCCGCTCGCCAAGCCGCCGCGCGGCGCGCCCAAAACCAACGCTGTCAAAAGCGCGCAAGGTTAAGACTGCGGCCGTCAAACCGCGCCGTGATTTGACTCCTGTCACCGCCGCCAATTTTGGGCGGGGCGTAACTCTTGAAAACATCCGCGATAGTCAATGCCGCTGGCCAATCAATAACCCGGATGATGTTGGCGGCATTCGGTTTTGCGGACAGCTTGCCGATAAGTCTGCGGTTAGTCTTCAGGCCCGCGCCTATTGCCCAGGCCATGCCGCCATCATTGTGCGCCGTAAGACACCCAAGTCTGACGCCAAACCCAAAGCCTACATCCCCCGCCGTTACCACTTAACTTAGAGATTGATATGAGTTTTATTTATGTAATTGATTTAGAAACCACAGGTTTCGACCTAGAACAAGGCGCTGAAATTATAGAGATGGGCGGGTCATGTTTAGAGACTGCCCAGCCTGACCTATTGGATAGTGATGGCCCTCGCGCTTGGGGTTATTTCAGTCAGCTTTGTAAACCTATTGGTCCCATCCCGCCAGAGACAAGCGCCATCCATCACATCACAGATTGGCACGTTAAAGATGCCTCATCTACTGCGGCAGTTTATCAGAATATGACCGATGACATGCCTGACCGCGTTATTTTTGCGGCACATAATTCTAAGTTTGAACAAGCTTTCTTAAAGCCATTTGAAACAAAGACCCGTCATATCGATTGGATTTGCACTTACAAATTAACCCTGACTTTATTTCCTGATGCGCCAAGCCATAAGAACGCAGCCTTGTTTTATTATCTGGGTTTGTTTGATGCCGACCCAGAACATTGGTCGCGCTTCATGGATGAAAACCAATTGCATCGCGCTTTGCCTGACGCGATTATTACAGAGCAAATCTTGGATAAATGCCTGACCTTTGTCAGCGTCGAAGAGGCGATAGCCATTAGCGCCAAGCCGGTTTTGTTGTCCCGCGTTCCCTTCGGAAAATATCGCGGCACGTCATGGTCAGATATGGACGCAGGGTTTTTGTCTTGGGTTTTAGACCGAGACTTTGGTGAAGACATTTTGCACACCGCCCGCCATCACCTGACACGTTTAAATATGGAGCCTAATGATGAATAGTTCCGCCCCCAAATCCCCCGTTGATTATGAACTTAATGTCTTGCGCTTTTATGCCGGCGCGCCAGACACAGGCGTCATTCCTGGCGCGGATTTAAATGAGGCAAGAGAGTTTCTAATCCGTAATGGTTATCTGAATTGCGCAGTGAACACATTGACCCCCAAAGGCACAGCCTTGATTGCGGGCATTGATGACCCTGACCCTGCGCCTGCGCCTTCCCCTGCCGCCGCCGCGCCAGACCAATCCGATGGCTGCGCCCTGAAGGCGGGCGGTGTCCGCGACTTGCCGGCAAGCAAGATGTCCCTTGATGTGTGGCAAGCAATGATTGGCGGTTGGGCCTTGGCGACTTTTGGGCCTACGCCTGCGCAGGTTCACGCCGCGCGGATGACCCGCGAAATGGCGGATGTCTTGGACTGCGTGGCCATTGGCGACATCGAGCATTTAGGCCGCGCTTTGGCAGGCGTCTTTGTGGTCGGCTTTGCTTTGGCGGATAGTCAGGGCATCAACATCCGTCAGGCCTTACTGGCAGAGCATATCGAAAACAGTGAAAGCCATTGGGTCAAAGATAGTTGGGGCCAATGGGTGCGGCGCGGCGATGGGTCTGTCACTGACACAGACACGGCGCGCAAGATCGCGGAACTGGTTGCCGCTGATAAAATCCAACCGCAAGACGGGGTCAGGTTATTGATGGCGGCTGGCGCAATGCTTAACCAGGCGGCGGCGTTCCTTATCGCGCATGGCGGATGTCATGAAAGCGACTTTCAAAATGCGGGCATTGATGACCTAACGCCCCGCGCGCGTGGGGCCAACCTGCCGCTGCCCAAAGTTTATCCCATCCCTAAGCCTGCCATTCTGACAGGTGATGGCCTGATGATTGATGACCCTGCCTTTGCGCCGACACCCCTTGAAACACTGGAGCCTGAAAATGTCTGAAGCCGCCATCCAAACCGCCGCCCTGTCTGAAGCTGATGCCATGGCGGATGATGTTCATGTTCAAGACGCCGATATGTTATATAAGGTTTTAGAACACATGCCTGTCAAAGCTTGGTTCAGTAATCACCGCCCTATTATACGGCGGAGTGATGGGTCGCGGCCTGACTTTGTTATTGGCCTGCCTGAAGACCCCTATTTAATTCGATGGTGGATGATACCGCGCAACCGTGAAGGCAATCATTACCGCCATTGCATTTTGAAAAGTGATGATGACCGCGCGCTGCATGATCACCCTTGGGATTCCGTGTCTGTTGTTTTGGAAGGTGTTTTAAAAGAACATTTATCAGACGGGTCATCGCGCATCCTTGAAATTGGCAAGCCATATTTTCGCAAGGCCACAGACGCACACCGTCTTGAAGTTATTGAAGGGCCAGTGTGGACAGATTTTTTCACAGGGCCAAAGGTTCGTGAATGGGGCTTTCATTGTCCGCAAGGTTGGGTCCATTGGAAAGAGTTCACCGCAGAAAACCCCGGTGAAATTGGCCGTGGATGTGGTGAAGATTAGTGAACTATTTCCCTGACATAAGAGTTGGTGATGTCTTCACCCGTCTTGCTGAATTAGACGATGACAGCGTTGATTGCGTTGTCACATCCCCGCCTTATTGGGGCCTTCGGGATTATGGTGTTGAAGGTCAGCTTGGTCTTGAACCAACCTTGCCAGAACACATTGAAACCGTGGTCAAATATTGCCGTGAAATTAAGCGGGTCTTAAAAAAGTCAGGCACATTTTGGCTGAATTATGGCGACTGTTATGCGGCAACCCCCAATGGAAGATCTGCGGCGCAAGTCAAAGCTTTAAGTGATGATGACCGCACGTTCAGGGACAAGCCATTTTCCACTATCCAAGGCAACATGAAACCCAAAGACTTGTGCATGGTTCCCAATAGAATTGCGATCGCGCTGCAAGATGATGGGTGGTTTGTTAGGTCCGAAATTATTTGGGCGAAGCCAAACCCAATGCCAGAGTCAATCAATGACCGCCCTGCAACAAGTCATGAAAAAATATTCTTACTAACCAAAAGCCCTAAATATTATTATGACGCGGATGCGGTGCGCCAAGGTTTAGCAAAGAGTTCAGTTGAACGGTATAAGCAAGACATCGCCAATCAGGTTGGTTCGTCACGCGCCCATGGCGGCGGCAAGGCTAATGGCAAAATGAAAGCGGTTGGCGGCCGGCCGATGAAGACAAGCCGAGGTCTTGACCCAAGGCATTCTAAAACAGGCAGCCATCACACAGGCATTGACCAAGTTGAACGCGGCAGCCGTAATCTTAGAAATTGGGAACCTGCATTTGACCAACCTGAAGCTTGGAAAATTGCGACCCGCCCATTCAAGGCCGCACATTTTGCAACCTTCCCGCCGGCGCTTGCAGAGCGGTGCATCATGGCGGGGTGTCCGCCAGACGGTTTAGTTTTAGATGTCTTTGGCGGCGCAGGGACAACAGGCTTGGTTGCCGCGCGCTTGCAGCGGCGGTCAATTTTAATTGAATTAAATCCTGAATATGCGGCGCTTGCCCAAGAGAGAATATTTGAAGACGCGACTTTGTTTGCAGGGGGTAGACTATGAAAGATAAATTGCCAGATTTAAACACCCATCTTTTTGCGCAGCTTGAACGGTTGGGTGATGAAGATTTAACCCCTGAACAAATCGCGGTCGAAGCCCGCCGCGCCAAGGCAGTTGTAGGCGTGGCCAGTCAAATTATAAAAGGCGCAAGTCTTCAATTAGAAGCTGCGCAAGCTTTGGCCAAAGCGGGTGTGGATGGTCAGCGTATCCGGGATAATTTCCACATGATTGATAAACCCAAATATCCTCTTAAAATTGAAGGCCAAACGAAATGAGGCGCGGCCGCATAATATATAGCGCCGCCGAGTTGGCTTGGTTGAAAGATCATAGCGGTCTGCCGCGCGCAGAATTGACCCAAAAATTCAAGACAAAGTTTGGCCGTGATGATGTCAAGGTTGATGACATCAAAGCGCTTTGCAGTAGAAAGAAATGGAAGGCAGATATTGACGGCCGTTTTAAATCGGGTTCAGTGTCTTGGAATAAAGGCCGCAAGGGTTACTGCGCACCAGGCTCTGAAAAAGGATGGTTTAAAAAGGGTCATGTGCCGGCAAATAAACAACCCGCAGGCCATGAACGGGTGTGCAATAAAGACGGTTACATTCTAATTAATATTGATGAACCCAACCCTTGGACGGGCGGGTCAAGTCATTACGTTCACAAGCACCGCTGGCTTTGGGAAAAGAAACATGGCCCCATCCCAGATGGCATGTGTTTGAAATCCAAAGATGGTGACCCAACCAATTGCGACCCATCCAATTGGGACTTGATTTCACGCGCTGTCCTGGCGCGCTTAAACAAGCAAGGTTTATATAAGCTTGCGCCGCCAGCACTGAAGCCTGCCGTGATTACGGCGGCGAAGATTGAAAGTAAATTATCAGCCTTGGCAGGGTCTTCATGACCCGCACCACAAAGACTGACCTGACAGAGCGCAAGGCGCTTGTCTTGGCGCGCTTTACTTTGGCTGATGCCATGCAGTTTTGCGGGCAAAATTATGACGGCCGCCGTCAGGATTTCTGTCCGTCTTGCCGGCAGCCGGGCATGAACTTTGTTGTGTCTGGTTGCGGTGTCGCGGCGCGGTCACTGACGGATGACCCTGCGGCCGCTGACGTGGCAGTCTGTTCATGGTGTGTTTGGGGTGGCGATGCGGTTGAATTTGTTATGACGGCGCGGGCTTGGTCTAATCAAGCGGCCGCGCTTGACGCCATTGAAGCGTGGTTGTGTGGCGACCGGCCGCCCGCGCAGGGGGTAACCCCTGCCGCGCTTGCGCCTGCCTATCACAGCGCCGTTAACGCGCCGATTGCGCAGCGTGTAAATCCTGCCCAGACCGCCCCGTCCCGCGTCAGGCATTTGGCCAAGCGCGCCGTGACCTTTGGGCGCAAAGGGGGGCAGTCATGACCCATCAAAGACGGGTGCTGAAGTGGCGGGAAAAATCCCCTGAACGCTTAATCATTGAAGCGAGCCGCGACAAGATAGTTGAAATGCACAAGGCCCAGATGCAGAGCCGCGACATGATGGCTGCGCTTGGGTTCACCCTGTCCGAGTCAGCTTGGTTTGCGCAGCTATCCGTTCAAGGTTTGACGCGCACACAGTTGGGCCTTGGTCCATTAGGTGTCACCCCAACGGATGCGGCAGTGATTGCGGCCCTTCCTAAGCCTGACCCGCGCGAGCCTGGCGAAAGCGGCGCGGATTATTTGCAGCGGCATCGCGCCGTGGTTTTAGAATGCCATCAGGCCAATATGACAGTGATGGAGATTGGCCGCTTTTTTGACATGAAAAATATAAGTAATTTTTTGCAGCTTGCAAAGCTGAACCGCAAGGCGCTTGGCTTGCCCAAGCAATGGCGGAAAAATAGTGTGGCCCCCTATGCCCTCGCCGCCTTCAGCCCTGTTGATGACGCCCATATCAGGCGCGGGCATTTTTGCGGGATGCCAGCGGCGGCAATAGGCGCGGTGTGCGGTCGCCAGACGCAACAGATTAAAAGCCGCGCGGCTGAATTAGGCCTGCCCAAATGGGTTGAAATTCCTTGCGCCAAGACCCGCCAAAAATTGGCGCGCGAGTTTGACACGCCTGAAGCGGTGAACGCCTTGGATGGTGACAATAAAACAACAGACCTTGGCCGCAAGCGGGCGGCCTATTCAAGACGGGCGGCAGAGTAAATGGCAGAGACATCCGAAACATCCGCGTCCATGCCCGGCGCAGCGCTTATCTGCGCGCAAATAGACGGTGCGCTGACCGATATATTTGCGCGGCGCGGCGCTTCAGGCGGGTCAGTTGACAGCCGCCCGATTGATAGCGGGTCACCTGACGGTGATGTCATGCCGGCGGATGCGGATGGCGGGTCAGATTATAGTGAAAAATCTTATGCGGATTTAACCGCCGATGAAAAGCGGTCCCTTTTGGATATGACAGATGCGGGCTTGGCGAAGCGCTTGGCGCATTACTCAAAAGACAAATGCCTGTATTCCCCGCAGCTTGGTTGGTTGATTTGGGACGGTCACAGATACCAAGCTTGCGAAGAAAAAGACACCTATGCCCGGCGCGAAGTGATGTTGATGGGGCCGCAAATACAGAAAATTGAATATCCTGCCTTTAAGGGTTTGTTGCCGTCCCGCGAAGATATTTATAAAGCTGATGAACCCAAGGCCGATATGTTGAAAGCCAAGAAAAAGGCAGGACAGAAAACGCTGTCCCGCATCTGGGCGCGCGCGATCGCGCTTGGCAATAATTCCCTTCAAATCACCGTCTTGAAAGTGGCGGCCGCCATGGAAGAATTTTACACTGACTTTGATGAACTTGATGATGTGCCTGGTCTTGTCAACACGCTGTCAGGCGGTCTTGATTTGCCGCTGACTGCGCCGCGCCCTGAACGTGGTGAAGATGCCAGCACCGTTTGTCATCGAGACATGATGGCCCTGACCCCCGTCCCCTTAAACAAGATGAAGGTGCGGCCGAAGGTCACCCGCGTCACTGGCGCAGGGTTTGATGCCAAGAAAATGCGCAGCGGTGATGAAAGCGCGCCTTTATGGCGGGCGCATTTGAAAACAATCTTTCCTGACCCTGAAATGCGGGCTTATTTTCTGCGGATATGCGGGTCAATGTTGGTGAATTGGAATCCGAAGCGAAGCTGGTTCATTTGGCGCGGCCGCGGTAATGATGGCAAGTCAACCACGCTGCGGATTTTGGGTCATGTCCTTGGTGATTATTGGAAAATTGGCAATGTAGAAACTTTAATGTCAGCGCCAAATCCTGACGCATCAAAGCCGCGCAATGATTTGATGGACCTAGCGGGCGGCCTGCGCCTGGTCAGCTTTGTTGAACCTGATGGAAGCAAAGAATTAAATGCGGGCTTGATTAAGATGATCACTGGCGGTGATGGCGTGTCTGCGCGGGGTAATCATCAGGGCCAAAAGACATGGATGCCGCAGTTCAAAATGGTCTTGCTTTGCAATGACCTGCCCAAAGTCAAAGACAGCACGGATGGCTTCTGGCAGCGCGTGATGATTATGCCCTTCACCCATCAGTTCACCAAGGCCAGTGAAGACCCGACCCTTGAAGGCCGTATCAAGGCCGAAGCGGATGGCATTTTGGAAAGCTTGATTGAAGGCTTTTTTGATTGGCGGGAACGCGGCTTTAACTTTGACCCGCCGCAAGTGTCTGAAGATATGAAGCTGCGGTTTCAGGATGAAAGTTCACAATATTTGGCTTGGATGCGCGACCGCATTAGATGGGGCGGCTGGATTAATCATGACGCCATGCGGCGCGAAGAACCCGAAGCCTATGACATGTTATGCAATGTCTTGTCAGACGGGCATCAAGGCGCGCAGCAAATTGCGGCAGAACATTATTGGGCCAAAGAAGAGTCGGTTTGCCGCGCGGCCAAATATAATCCCATGGAAATTTATGATGATTACCTAGCTTGGTGTGAAGGTGATGGCCTGACGCCATGGCGGCCTGGCACGTTCCTGAAGAAATTCAAATCAGATGCGCTGGACAAGGATTGCATTTGGAAAAAGACGGGCGCTGACGGCCGTCATTGGAAGGGTTTTGATTTTGTTGACGGCTTTGCACACAAGGCCCCGTCAGACAGCACAGACGGCGACCAAGCCGCCACAGATGCCGCCTATAAAGGCGGGTTTAAATAGTGGAATTTTTGCCTGCAAAAAATCCACATCAAGGGCGCAGCGAAAGCGTTTGCGCAGCACAACGCGGGCAAGCACCGCAAACAATGGAGACTGACTATGAGTGAACTTAATTTTGATGACATGGATTTTGAAGACGTGAATTTTGGCCCTTCGGTCAAAGAGGATGGAAACTTGACCGTCAATATCGGCAAGTCTGTTTCAAAAGGTGATAAATTAAATATGTCCATCATGATGAAGGCACCATTTGCAAAGAAATTTGGTTATGAAATTGATATGCCTCTTGGGTTTCAATTTGCTAAAGCTGGCGATGATTTCTTTTTCCGCCTGCCGAAAATTGAGGCGTCACACGCCAAGCTTAGAAAATGGGGGACGGGTGATAAGTTACGGGTGATGTTTTCTAACATTAAAGACCCTGGCATTAAAAAAGGCCGTTATGTTTTCAATGAAGTTGAGACAAGCCGTGATGCGATTGTGTTTAAACTTGACAGAAAAGCGGATGTTTCAAACTATATTCGTAAACAAATCATTGACGCTTACCAAGATGACGGCTCTAGTTTTGGCGAACTCTCAAATGATTTTGGGCTTGATGAAGAGATTATTCGTGAAGTTTTGATTGAAGAAAAAGTCATCACATCATGAAAAAAACAGAACAACATTGGGCCATTGAATATAGCAGTTCTCGTGATTCTTGGCTTTGCAGTAGGATTTGCCGCACCCGATCAGAGGCAATTTCATATTTTTGCTGGCATTGGCAGCGAGAGGTTGATTTAGATGCAAGTTATTCACTGGCGACCTTTTCAAATGATGCGGAGCTTCGGGGTAAATTTTGGCGGCGGATGAAGGCGTCAAAACATAAAAAAATCAGAGCTGTTAAAGTCACCGTAACTTGGCAGGACTCACCATGACTGACATTGAAAAGCTTGATGATGCCGCTTTGATTAAAATCTATTGGGACAATGCGCTTGATGAACAGCCTATCCCCCCAGATGTCACCGCTGAATTAATCCGTCGCGGTTTGGCCTTTGAACGTCCCGCAGGCGAAGATGAAAAAGATATGTTTGGCGATTTTGGACCTGAAACAATTATTGAATTGAAGGATGCGCCATGACCGAAACCCCCCTATCAAAAAGAGAGTATATCGCGGCCATGGCCATGCAGGGCTTTCTTGCGGCGTCTGACACCAGATCGTCTGGGGGATGGTTTCAAGATGAGTTGGCGGCAAAATCTGTTTCTTTCGCTGATGAATTGCTGGCAGCGTTATCGAAGACACCCGCAGCGCCGAAGACACCCGCAGCGCCGAAGACACCCACAGCGCCGAAGACGCCAGAAAACAAGCTGATTGGTAAAAATGGCGCGGGTAATCCATTCGGACAATAGAGGCAAGACTATGACCACAGACAACAAGACAGATTTGAAGCCATGCCCGTTTTGTGGCCGAAGTAATCCATCTGTTGACAAACTTAGAACAGGTGCGGTTGTGGTTACTTGTGGATGCAAAGCAAGTATTGTTGCTAGAAAAGGTGAAAACCACATAGACCTATGGAACACCCGCACCCCCACGGCGGCTGATAAACTGGCAGAGGCTTTGGAAAATATGATTATATTATCCAGTGAGTTGAACAACCAGACGCGTCATTATTCAAAAGGTTTAAATGATTGCGATGTGTATAACAAAGCCCGCGCCGCCCTCGCAGATTACAGGGCGGGGAAGAAAGGATAGGGATATGAGTAAAGCATTAGAAATGGGTTTAGATTTATGCCTCAAATATCCCTATCATGTCGACACAGAGGGCAGAAAAGATGATTGGCACTACACACCCAAAGATAACGCCGAACACGCCGCTCTTGCAGTTATATGGGATTTTTGTGATAGACGCGGCATAAAGCGAGGCTTTGAAAATATAGACGGCGAGGTTCGAAAAGAAATTGTTGAAAATACCGCTGAGATAATCAGGCAGTTAATGAAGGAACCCCATGACCACTAACCCACAAAATCACGTCGAACAGTTAAAGGTTATGGCGGCTTATCTGACATCTTGTGGTTGGTCAGTAGTGCCGCCAATGGAATTTAGATTAATGGAATTGTCAAAAACCCAAGTTGATAGGGGGTATCATGCCATATACTAACTCACAAACAGACAAGCTTATTGCGGATTTACAGGCGGCAGATGAAGGCTCGCGTGAGTTGGATTTAGCCATTCATTCACTGCTGATAGTTAAGGAGCTTAAACATGCGTCAATAGCAAACGCTACTGATTTAGACGGCAACTATGTGTTTGTGCCTAGCAGAACCACTTCCATAGACGCCGCCATGACGACTATGTCAGATATTAGCAATTTCCTAACACTGGAACAAGAAACTAGGTTTGAGAATGGGGAATACAAGGACTATTATCAATGCCTGCAATCCACAGATGAAACAGGGATTATATCAAGCGACCACTACCATTGCAAAAATCCAATACACGCAATGTGCAAGGCTATAATCATTTGTTCGCTTAAAGCCATGAAAGCGGGGGCGTGAGATGGGCATTCCAAAAACAAAACATAAGCCTGCGCGGCGGCTTCGGCGGTGTGATTGCGGCGGGCGTGGCAAGTTAGTGTCTTTTCAGTCAAGGGAAGATGAAATGGTTGCATTTGTTGAATGTAGTCTTGGGTGCGGTGCGGCCACAGAGCCTTTATATGATGCCTATGCGCCGATCGATGCGGCAATTTCTGCTTGGAAAAACCGCGAATTACAGCCCTGACCATTTTCCTGACGGCAGGAAAATGGTCAATGACCCGCTTGGTGTTAGTCGCCAAGCGGGCTTTTTTGCACCGCAACCGTGCCGCCATTGCCGCTTGGCATAGCCCATAATGAATGACAGAGCGGCGCGCAGCGCCGATCTGACGCTATTGAATCCCCTGTCTTTAAAATTCCGCGCAGGCGCATTTTTTGCGCTGCAAAAATTCCGCGACCCCCGTCCCCTTGTGACCATGACCGTGACGCCGTCACATCCCCCGTCCCCTTTTATTAGCTTCGCAAAGGTTGGGGGGCGGTGCGGCACTGACTATTTTATCAATTTTGGCTATAGGTGACGGGTGTCCGTTTAAAAGCGGCACCAAGGCCAAGCCATTGATTTTATGGCAGGCTTTTGGGATTTTGCGGCAATAGGTGACGGTGACGGGTTTTTTTAGATTTTTTTGCTTGGATTTTCAGGGTGCGGGGGATTGACCATGACATGGTCATGTCAAACCAGAAAAATGCAAAATAATTATAGTTTTTGCGAATATTGCGTCACTGCGTCACTTTTAAGGTGTTTATATGTGTTTTAATTTTATTAAGAGATTGAAAACAAAGCTTAAAAACTTGGTGACGGTTTTGGTGACGGTTTTGGTGACGGTGTCGAAAAAAGGTGACGGTGATTGGAATTGGGGTTTGGCGGTTCTGTTAGGTCTTTTTGGGTTTTCGGCTGGTGTCTTGGTTTGTTTTGAATTTGGTTTCGTTCAGGTTCGCGGCCCTGAAGTGCCTGAATTGGTTTTGCGGATTGATGCCGAGTGTCAGCGGGCTTTGACGGCTGAAACGCTGCCGTCAGGGTTTTGTCGCCAGATGGCATGGGACGCGGCCAATGTCATTCACAGCGCGGATTGTATAGTTTGCCTTGCGGCGCAGGCGGGCGATTATGTCAAAGATTAAAGGCGGTGGCATCACGGCGGCGCAGATTGCGGCGGCTCTGTCTGGCATTGGTCATGCGGTTTGGCTGGTGCAGCCTAAGTCACCCGATGAAACCACGACATCTTGGAAAAAGCGAAAGCGAGCGCGCAAGGCTTATCTGAAGGATTTGTCTGGTGAAGACATGACTGACCTGCGGGCTGATGAAGTCTGGGATGATATGCTTGCCGCGATGGGGTCGCGGGCTTTGCCGACTGGCCTGCGGGCGGCGCGATCTGCTACGGTGACAGGATATGGTCACGGCGTTAGGTTGTCGCATGAACTGCCCGCTGCGGTGAAACAGTTATCGGCCAAGGGGATTTTGACTAAGCAAGATTGTGACATGGCTGCGCGCTTCATTGCGGATTGGGAACTTGCCTATTTGTCAGAGGCAAGAATGACCGGGCGATATGAGGCTGCGATTGGCGGCGGCGGTGGCGGCGTTCCTGAAACAAAGGCGGCGGTGATTGATGCGCGGGCGCGGTGCGAAAAGGCGAAAAAGAAAATGCCAAATGCGTGTTGGGAAGTTCTTGTTCAGATGTTGACGATGGATGTTGCACAGGTTGAAGTCAGCGGTGATGTCGCGCGGCGCTATAGTTCTGCGAAAGCGCGGCGTTATGGCGCTGGTGTCCTGCTATGTGCGGCCCTTGAAACTTTAGTGGATATTTATTCTTGACGTGGTGACCCACCTTGACTTAGTTGTCAGTTATTCCTGAAAATTGCGAGAATTTTTCTAAGTTTTGACCGAATGGGTCCTTACTTTTCGAAAAAAACGTATATGGTGTCCTAAGGCAAGTAAGTTTTGAAATTTTCAAACTTTCAAAAAGCCTTGCACTTTCAATGACTTGCGCTTTTCACATTGCCGCATCTGATGACAAAACCAGTTCATATCCCCAAAGAACCAGTAAGCCTGACGGCCGCCGCACGTCTTGTGACAGAGATTGAAGGCATGAAGATCAGTCGCCAGGGCCTGACTGAATATCTTGAAAAGCACAACGTCCCGATGGTCCAAGTCGGCAAGCGGCGCAAAGTCCTGATGTCCGAAGTCATCAAGGCGCGCGAGAATTTCACCCGCGAAGTCATGCGCGGTCAGCACATCAAGCCCGGCCCCGCCGCCGAAGCCGCGCCCGCATCCACTGAACCAACCACCCTTGATGTGGCCCGCGATGCCAAAGCCCGCAAAGAACAAGCCCAAGCCGAAAAGGCTGAACTTGAACTGGCGCGTCAAAAAGAACAGCTTGTCAGCGCCCCCGCCGCCGAAGCGGCCGCCGCATCCGCCATGATGTCAGCCAAAGCTTTCCTAATCGGCCCCGCGATTGGCCAATCCGCTGACGCCTTGATCACCGCTTTGGACCTGCCTGAAACCGCCAAGCGCGAAATTGAACCTTTGCTTGGCACCACATTCCGCGAAATGATGACCAAGCTATCCCAGAACATGACAGATGAATTTTCACGCTTGAACACATCAATTGGCGCAGGCCTGCCTTCGCGCCTTGAAATCCTAACCGCCGAAGCCGCCCGGCTTGGCGACCTGGACAATGCTGCGCTGACTAAGGAACTAGCCCGCCATGGCTAGACTCTCCAAAAAGACCTTGACCCGCGCGCGCGCCGCCGCCGCCAAACTATATGCGCCCCTTGCTGGTTTGGCCGTGGCGGCTGCGATTATCATGCCCGCTATGGCCGCCGCCGCCATTCCACCAACACTGCGCGATGTAGAACAATGGTCCATCGAGGAACGCATCATCCCCGCTGAATCTGGCACACGTTTCGCAGGCCCCTATAACCCAAACCTAATTCCGTTCCTTGGCGACATCATGCGCGCCTGTTCACCGCAACACCCATCCAGCACCGTCACCATCCTCGCCTCTGCCCAATGCGGCAAGTCCACAATCGGCGAAAGCGTTATTGGTCACCGCATCCAAGATGACCCTTGCGGCATTGTCGCGGTCTTGCCGTCCCATGAAGAGGCCATGAAATATTCCGAAGTTAAGATTGAAAACATGATCAACGCTTCGCCTGGTCTTGCCCGCTGCGTCTTTAGCGGTCACGGCAAGTCTGGTTCCAAGGTGATGCGCAAACGCTTCAAAGGCGGCTATCTGCAATTTGCATCCGCCACCGCATCCAAGAACTTGCAGATGTTGACCTTCGGCCTTGCCGTCAATGAAGAGGTGTCCGAATGGCCGCGCAAGGCTGGTGACCGCGGCGACCCGCATGAACAGGTCCGCGCGCGCGGCATAACATACGGGTCAAAATTCAAAGAAGTCAACATATCCACGCCCGCCAAATCTGGAACCTGCAAACAAACTGAACTGTTCATGTTGGGAACGCAGCGTTATTTGTTCTGGCAATGTGTCCATTGTGGTGATTGGTATCACCTGCGCTTTGAACATATGGAGCGTTACCAAGGCCGCGCCATTGTCAATGCCCCATGTTGCGGGACAATCACTGAACATAAAGACAAAGCGGCCATGGCCAAGACCGCCCGCTTCATTCCGCTTTTCGTGTCTGAATACCCTGACAATCCCCTGCCCTTCGCAACCACAACGGATGAAGACGGCCAAACCAAGCTTATTGATTGGGTCATCCGCGATGCCGATATTGACACGGCCTATAGCCGCCGCCTCGAAGGCCGCGACGAATCCTATCGTTATTGGCAAGCCATGGTGCCGCTGCCTGACCAAACATGGATACAAATATTAGACAAATATGACGCGGCCGAAGGTGACCCTGAAAAGCTGGCGACATTCTCACAACAAACCCTTGGCGAAGCCTTTGAACTGGCGACCAAGCGGCCGAAGTGGAAAAAGCTGCTTGAACTCAAAGGCGGCGCGCCGCGCGCCAAGACCGCACCCATTCACCGCCGCCGCATCCCAAATTGGGCGGGCTTTGTCACAATGTCCGCTGACCTTCAAGGCATCCATGGCGAATGGGCCGCTTATGCCCATGGCCCCAATGGCATGGTGGCCTGCATTGATCACGGCATCATTGCGATTGACCCGCTTCAAGATGCCTTTTGGACGGAACTGCGCGTGGTCTTTGGCACCCGTTGGGAATCAGACCACATGCGTCCGCAAGTCGCCATCCGCTATGGAGTCGACACAGGCGGCAAACAAACACAAACCGCTTATGACTTCATCAGGTCCAACCCAGATGTTCACGGCATTATGGGCATGAAGGGCGCATCCGCCCGCTTCAACCGCCCTTGGCAACGCAAGAAAGCGGGCCGCATCAAAACCGCCGATGGCCGCGACACAGAACAGCGCGTTGAACTGCTACAAATCAACACCCATCTTTATAAGAAACTGTTCTATGTCGCACTTAATAATTCCATTGAAGCTTTTGCTAATGAAGAATTGACCAAAGGCGCGCATTTCTTTTTTCACCCTGAAACCGATGAAGCGTTCTTTAAGCAAGTCACGGCTGAATATCTCTATGAAGACAAAGCCAAAGACATTGAAAAATGGGTCGCCGTTCCAGGCCAAAGTTCCAATGAACAATTGGACCTTGCCGTCTATGGGATGTGTCTGGCGGATGTCGCAGACCTTGGCCGCTTAACCACTGAAGATTGGACCAACCATTTCATCCGCGAAGCCATTGACCCCAAGACCGTCAACATGGGTCCGCTCGAAGCCTTGATGCAAGCTGGCGATGAAAAGGCCGCGCGTCTGCCGCGTCACCGCGATTTGGCGGACCTGCCAACCGAAGACCACACCACCGAAGCGGCCACTGAAGGCCGCGCCATCACCAAGCCAAATTGGCTGACCAAAGGGATAAACAAAGAATAATCATGGCCCGTTCAAACTTATCCGAATGTCAGAAATTGGCCCGCCAAATCGAAGAATTAGAAGACACCCTTCACAGCAATGCCGTGGAAGGCCGCATCGCATCTATCCAAACGGGGTCTGAAACAACTGGATTCTTCACCCCATCCGAAGCCCAAATCCGCCAACAACTTCGCAGCGTTCAACAAAAATACAACCGCATGTCTTGTGATGTTGTCCTTGGCAAAACAGGCAGCGCCGCTGCCACCGCATCTCGCGCACCTATTAGGCCCAGATTTTAGAAAGTGACTATTATGAAAACCCCCATCATCATTCTCGCCATTGCCCTGATTGTCATTGCCGCTTTGGTCTTAATCGTCACCAAAGTTTTAAAAGACATGGACACCCCCAACCACCCAACATCAGATGGCAGCGGTCAGGTCCGCCGCGATGAAACTGACATCATTGATGAAACCCCGAAGCCCGGCACAGATTACCGCTAGGCCGCATCTGGCAAATTTTTCAGAAAGCTATTTATTATGGAACCATCAAACATCACCCCTAAAGACAAATTTACTGTTACGTCAATAATCCAAATCCAGACGCTTGGCTTGGATAATGATTTGCCATCTGCTAGGGTTGAATTAGCACTGTCTTCACCAAACCCCACCGGCTCTCTTAAATTAATAACTATTGATACCGAAGACCCTGAAACCTTTGCTCTTGGTAAAGAGTTTCAAATCGACATCACGTCTGTTGATTAATCAACACTCATGAAACCCACCCAACTCATATTCGCTGACGGCACCCCCATCCCGCCGCAGGCTGCCAACCTTGCCCGCATTAAGGCGGCTATGCCCAAAGACGGCTATTCCGCTTTATTCGGCGGCGGCCGCGCCTTTCGCGGCACATCACAGGGGTCACAAGAACTGTCCCTGATGCGGTCGCCGCATATATCGGCAGATGGCGCAGGCATCTATGAACGCCAAATTCTCGCAGATCGCGCCCGCGATTTGGTACGCAATGAATCGGATGCCAAAACCGCAACGCGCAAATCCGTTGGCATGGTCATTGGCGCGGGCTGGAAACTTCAAGCCCGCCCTGACGCCGAAGCGCTTGGCCTGACCCGCGAACAAGCCCGCAAACTTGGTAAGCGCATTGAACGTATCTTTAGCGCTTGGGCCACAGACCCGCGCTTTCTGTGTGACGCCCGCCGCCAAACTGACTTTGGCGGCATCCTGCGCCAACTCTTTGGTGAACGCCGCACGGTCGGCGAATTTGGCGCGGTCATGCAGCTTCGTGAAAACGGCCCAATGGGCGCAATGCAGACCTGCGTCAATGTCATTGACACAGACCGCATTTCCAATCCGCACGGCCGCACCAATGATGAACATCACCGCGACGGCTTTGACCTCGATGATTATGGCGCTTGGTATCAATGCCACCTGCAACGCCATCACCCTGGCGATTATGGCATCAGTCACGCGCTTCGGACATGGGACGCCATTCCGCGCGAAACAGACTATGGCCGCCCGGTCATGATTTATGGCCGGTCTATGGACCGCCCAGAACAGACGCGCGGCCTTTCACCCTTCGCGGCGCTTATTGAATCCGCTGCCATGAAGTCAAAAATTCGGCGCACTGAACTTCAAACGGCGCTGATTAATGCCATGTTTGGGGCCTTCATTCGGTCAAGCTTTGACCCGCAAGCTATGTCTGAAGTTCTTGGCCTTGGGTCCAGCTTTGGAAATTCCATGTCATCATGGCAAGATGTCCGCCACACCTTCTATGAAGCCAACCCAGCTGAATGGAACGGCACCCGCCTGCCTGTCCTTGCACCAGGCGACAGTGTTGATTTGAATGTCGCGCCGCGTCAGGCTTCGGCGTTCAAAGACTTCACCGCCATCTTGGACCAATCCATGGCCGCTGACCTTGGTGTCTTTGTTGGCCAAATGAATGGCGATTACACAGGGCTGAACTATTCCACATTGCGCGGCGCGTTCAATGAGGTTTGGAACTTTGTCACTATGCAGCGCGCCGATTTCCGCGTCCAAGCGGTGCAACCCATTTACATCTGCATTTTGGACGAAGCCGAAGATCGCGGTGACTTTGATGACCTTGGTTTTGACATCCCGCCGCTTTGGGACAACCTTCAGGCGTGGTCCCGTTCCAATTGGGTTGGCCCGTCCCGCGGTCACATTGACCCTGAAAAAGAAGCCAAGGCTGACATCATCGCCGTGCGCGGCGGTCTATCCACCCGCACTGATGTCTTGGCGGCGCGCGGCATCGATATTGAAGATCACTATGCCCAGCTTGCCGAAGAAAAACAGCTTGCCGAAGACCATGATGTCACTTTCGAAACCACAGATGGCGACCTCTTGCCAACACAAAGCGCGCCTTAAAGTCCTATTATGTCCTATGAATTACCGCTTCACCTGACCCTGACGGGCCGGCCTCTTTTGCTATTCCCTGGCGTTGCCCAAGAATTGCATCATCGCCTGCAAGCGTCCTATGCCCCGCGCGCGGGTAAACTGTTCAACCGGGCAAAGCGCATGGCCGCCCGCCTTGGACAGCCAGACCCTGACCCAGAACTGCCCGAAGCTGGCGTCATGGCCGCCGCGCCGCGCCGCTATGCCTTGACGGCTGCTGACCCCGCCATCCGCCGTGAACCTTACATTGAACACATCACAATTGGCGGGCCTTTGCTTGATAAGGCTGAAATATTTGACGGCATAATTTGTGTTGACGGCTATGACAGAATCGAAGCGGCGCTTGCCCGCGCTATGGCAGACACAGATTGCAGCGGCATCTTGCTTGAAATCAACAGCCCAGGCGGCATGGTGTCAGGCTGCTTTGAACTCTCTGCCAAAATCCGCGAATGGGCGCAAGCCAAACCAATTGTGGTCCATTGCGCCGGCTTGCTTTGCTCTGCCGCTTATTCATTGGCATCAGGGGCCACCGAAATTCACGCCCAGAAAACCGCGCTTATTGGGTCAATCGGTGTGGTCTATGGCCGCCTTGATGTCACAAATTGGAATAAGAAAAACGGCGTGAAAATCAACTTCATCAAATCAGGTGAACAGAAAGTCTGGGGCAACCCTGAAACTGAAATGGATGACGCGGAACTTGCCGCCCATCAGGCCGAAGTCTTGGAACTCGCTGACATGTTCTTTGATGAAGTGTCCGCAGGTCGCGGCTTGAAAACAGACGCTATCAAGGCGCTTGAAGCTGGCACCTATTTGACAGGCACCGCCATGACCCATGGCCTTGCCGACACCATTGGCGACCTTGGCGCGGCAATCGCGCGGGTCACTGACCTTGCCCAAAGCCCTGCGCCTGCGCCAACGCCAGACCCAGAAGCCAACCCCGAAAATGAACCTGAATCCCAAACCGCCGCCAAGCCAAACCCGGCACCGGCACAATCGACAGCAAAGGAGTCACCTATGTCGAAATTCCTCCGCAGCGGCTTGGCCGCTAAACTCGCGCTAACCGCTTCAATGATGGCAATGAACGCCATTGAAGAAGATGACACCATTGACGCAATGGACGAAGATGAAATGGCAGATGCCATGGATGACGCCGTTGATGATGAAATGGAAGCCATGGATGACGAAGAAGTCACAGCTATGGACGATGAACTTGATGCTATGGACGAAGCAGAACGCGAAGCCATGGAAGATGAAGACATCGAAGCCATGGACGAAGATGACGAAGCTATGACAGACGAAGATGGCGTTGACGCCAAATCATTCAAGGCCGCCGCATCCCGCGCCGCCAATAAGGTTGTCGCCGCGCACAAAGCGGCATCCAAGCCAAAGCGCAGCGGTGCCAAATCAAAGCGCGGCAAGGCGTCAAAATCTGACATCAACAACGCCGTGGCCGATGAACGCGCGCGCGTGGCGGCTATTCATGCCCTTTCCGGCGCGGCACAACATCCCGCCCTTGCCCAACACTTCGTCAAAACAGGCGCAAGTGTCGAAGATGCTAAGGCTGGCCTTAAAGCCGCAGGCAAATCCGCGACAGGCAGCCGCATGAGCGGCGTCCACAACCCAACCATCGGCACAGGCGGCAACAAAAAATCTGCCGCGAAAGCCGCTGATGATGTCTTGGCGAAAGTCCAAAACGAGCGGTCCGCCAAAGTTCGCGGCCGCTAGGTCCACTAACAAAGATTAACCCCTCGCTTCGGCGGGGGTTCCACCCCTTCCCTTTATTTTATTAGGAGTCGACGAATGCAAACCGTCAAACATCAAACAGTTCGCCAGCTTGGCGCATTTCTAAAGAACGAATATAACTCTGATTATTGCCGCACATCTGGCACGTTCACAAACGACACGGACGCCGCTGTCCAATTACAGCCTGGCATCTTATTCACAGGTGACGCGGCGGCGCCCGCCATCTTTGACACAGCCAATGCCGCTGATGTCATTGGTGTCTGTATTACATCTGAACTTGTTCAGCCTGGCGCAACCGTGCCTGTCACAACTCTGACCGCTGGCCCTGCCATTCTTAACACAAATGAAATGGACTTCCCTGCGGACCCTGCCCAAGTGGCCACGATCGAAACCGCTTTGAAAGGCCTGCTTTTTAAACTGACCAAAGGCCTGCCCGTTTAGGGCCAGCCGCCAACTTTCCCCGTCCCTTGCAAGATGACCGCATTTTGCAGGGGTAATTTCCCCTTTAGATAAAGAGACACACTATGCCTGAAATTCCATTTCCTTTTAATATTGATAATATCACCAGCGCAATCAACCGCGAGCCAAACCTTTACAATCGCGCTGGCGAATTGATTGGTTTTGACCCAAGACCGCAAGCATCAATTGCTGCAACATTGGCTTATCAAGATGATGAAGTTGTCCTTTTGGACCCTGTTGAACGCTCTGGTCCAAACCAGCAAATGAATCGTGAACGCACAGATGCAATCACCTTCAACATCCCGTCATATAAAGATGAAGATCTTTTGTCCCCTGAAGACATCCAAAATATCACGGCATTCCAACCAGGCCCAAAACAGCTTGAAATGCAAGCTGCGGCTTATTCCCGCCGCCTGCGGAAAATCCGCAAACCCTTTGACCTGACATTTGAATATTTACGTTTCAAAGCGATTCAAGGTATTGTTGCGCATCCCCGTCGGGATGACCTTTACAATCTATTTAATGAATTTGGTATTCAAAAAAAGGTTGTTGGCTTTGACCTATCAAATCCGAATGCTGACATTCGGGGTGCTTGCCGTGATATGGTAGACCATATTGCGGATAACCTGCGCGGCGAAATTTCAAATGGCGTTCATTGTTTTGTCAGCTCTGATTTCTTTCATGCCTTGGATAGCCATCCAAACTATGAAAAATATTTGCAAGGTCATGCGGCTGCGTTAGGCCAACTTGAAAGCCGCCGTGGTGACACATCATCACCAAACCCGAAGCGCCGTATTGTCATCGGTGATGTGACATTTGAAAGCTACACTGCGAATGGCAAGAATGGTGATGGTGAGACTGTTAAGTTCTTGGAAGATGGACAAGGTAACGCCTTCCCAACTGGCACCCTCGAAGCGTTCCAAGAATATGACGCGCCGCCAAACCGCATGAACGCGGTTAACATGGCCCCGTCTGATGAAATCCACATTTACACTGAAGAACTCGGTAAAGAAAAAGGCATCGAAATTGAAGGTGAAGCTTGCAAGCTTTGCATTTGTGCGAGGCCTGAACTTCTAATCGAAGTCACGGCAGACGCTTAAAACCTTCACGTCTGATCAGATTAAAATCCGCGCGCTATAAGCCGCGCGGATTTTTTTAAGACCAGATTGCCCGCCCCCCCCTCTTTTCATTCAATATAAGGAACCCCGCCATGAAAATTCGTTTCACAAAAGATTTCAGCTATAAAGCCAATAAAGCCGCCGCATCTAGTGACCGCTTCACCGCTGGCGTCACTTACCGCAATGTCACCAAAGATGTGGCCCTTGCCGCCGCAGCGGCTGGCGCAACTGACACGCCAGAGGCTTTGGCTTTACTCAAAGATTTTGGCGGCAAGACCGCGTTCAAAAAGGCGCAGAAAGACTTGGACAAGAAAGCGGTTGATTTGAAAAAGGCGCGCCAAGAACAGCGTAATCCCAAACCGTCCACTGAAATTGCCAAGCTGAAGAAACAGCTTAAAGATGAAAAGACATTGGCCGATGTCGAAATTGAAGCGCGCACCAAAGAACGCGATGACCTTCAAACCCAATTAGATGACCAAAATGCCGCCATTGATTTGCTTATTGAAGCTTACAATCGGGCCGCTCCTGATGATGACAAAGCTGAAACCCTTGACGCTGTCACGGCGGCATTTGCGGCCATGTCATCTGGTGATGACGGCGCAACAGGAAACACAGGCGCGGCTTAACCGCCGCCCCTCGCGCCCGTCAGCCCAATGTCCCGCTTGTCTATGCGCCAACGCCTTGCGCGGCGCAGCCTGAACGTCATCTATAATCACCACGGCCAATCTGTGAATGTGACCCTGCCTGGCGGGAATATCCTGTCAGGCCAGATTGCAAAGGTTGACATCATTGAAGCTGAACAGACCGTGGATGGTTCGCGCGTTGAAGTGGACATGAAGGGCTACACGGCGCGCTTTCGCCGTCACTGCGTTCCTGATGAAGTGCTGAAGGCACACCCAAGCGGCTTTCCAACTGGCACCCGTCTTGAATTTGACCCGCCTGTTTTAGAACACATTCACTTTCATGTTGACGGCAAGCCCCAAGCCTTCAACCGGGATGGCGGTCAGTTCATTGTGCAAATGACCCCGACAGGCGCACCAGACGCCGCCACAGTTGCCACAGACCCAAGCGGCACTGTTGTCCCTGCGGGCTTGCCACTAGGTTGATCTGATGCCCTCTGACCGTTTATTGGCCATTCAAGGCAACCTTCAAACCACTATCGCCAGCCGCCGCAAGGGGGTCTTGACGGGTTTGAAGACTGGCACCAAAGAAAGTTCCACACTGACCAAGCGGCAGCTTCGGCGTGATGTTGAACAAGCGGGCTTTGCCCGCCGTGTGGCCACCACAATTCGTGATCAGCAATTCCCGAAACAAGGCCTGTCTTATTCGCCGACCGCGCTGATTTATTCCAAAATTCCGCACATCATGTCCACATTTGCAGATGGCCCAACCATTCGGCCCAACAAGGCCCAAGGCTTGGCCATCCCAATCCCCGGTGGTCCCGCCGCCCGTTTGCGGTTGCGTAAAGGTGAAGACACCATCACCGCCTTCAAGAAACGGTTTGGCCAAGATTCTCTTTTTGCTATCAAGCGCAAAGACGGCACCACAATTTTGGCGGCGCGGTTGCGCGGCACCGCGTCAGGCGCATTCACCCCGCTTAGAACCCGCAAGGCAACCAAGACCCAAGGCGAACGCACATTGCTTGCGGGCCTTGTCACCGTGCCTGTCTTCACCTTGGCGCGACAGGCCAAACATCAACGCCGCCTGCGCACCCGCCAGATATTTGAAAAAGCGGCTCGCCGTCACCCTGACCGTTTGGTGTTTCATATCGCCAAACAAATGCGCGCATCCGAAGAAAAAACCAAGGTGTCATCCTAATGGTTGATGATGTGACCAATCCATTGGCGTCCACACCAGGCACACAGACGCTATGGGGCGCGCTCTGCGCTGTCCGTGACCATTTGAACATCACACGCGAAACGGCGCTGACAGCGGCTAGGGCGGCTTATCAGGCCAAACACGGCCAATCTGTTGACTATCCCCCTGAAGGCCCTGTCCTGCCGTCCTGCGTCATTGATGACCCAACGGATGATGAATTTGACCCCAAGCCAAATGCGGACCCCAAAATCATCCGCCGCCTGTCATTGATTTCTGCAACAGCCCGTCAGGGTGAATTGCTTGATGCACAAGTGGATGAACCCCAACACAATGATGAACTTGAATGGGTTATCATCTGCCCGGCGCAATATACCCTTGAACAATGCCAAGACATCTTTCGCCGTGGCATTGCCGAGATCGAAGCCGTTCTTGCGCCGCTGCGCTATTCAGGCCTAACCCCCCGCCCTGATGTGACTGACCAACGTCAGGCCATCAGTTTCAATTTTCCCAATGCTGAACGCTTGGCTTTTGATGTTGGTGAACATCGCGCTTTCGCCATAGCCATCAGCCTTGATTTCACCCTCAATGCCGTTTCGTGTCTTTCATAAAGGATTCCCGCCATGCCAACTAAAAAAACACCCCCAACCCCGAAGCCTAACCCCAAGCCAAACCCAAAGCCGAAACCTGCCAAAATTGCTTATGTTAAGCACAGCGGCACTGGCAAGGTCATCCGCAAGGCGGGTGTCCCAAAGGGTCAGGCCAAACAATATAAGCCCGCCACTGCGCTTGACATCGCCATGGCTGGCATCATCCGCTAGGCCCGCACCGCCGCGCCTTCACACCCCGCAATTCACACAACTAAAAGGAACGCCCCATGCCTCCAATCGGTGACACTAATCAGGCTTACACAGCCAACCTTCCCCGCTATAGCGAAAAAAGCTTTCATCTCGCGGCGCAAACTGACCCAGATGCGCCCGCAGACACAGGCTTTCAAGCCCTGCATTTCTTGGACTATACGCCAAGCCAAACCCAAGACACCCAAACCGTCACAGAATATGGCGGCGCAAGTAATTCCGTGGATGCCACAGACCCTGAATTTGGTGACATCACGGTTGCCGGGGCGTTGCAGCGCCGCTTGGACCTAAATGAAGAATGTCTTTATTTGGCTTTTGCGCTTGGCGTTCCTGTCACCACAGCAAACCCCGACGGCACTTTTACCCATGTTTACACATCGGGAAAACCTATTTTGCCGCTTGCCACTATCCGTGACGCAGATCAGCACAACACCCGTCTTGTGGACGGCGTAGCCTTCAACAGCCTATCAATCGCGGTGGCCCGCGCAGGCGGCACCCAAGTTGTCAATTCAGACCTTGTCCCGCGCGGCTATGAACTGAACGGCGCGGCTTTGCCTGAAGCGGCTTTCTCTGACGCCTTTGACCGCCTATTTGTGGCGCAAAACAATATGAGCGTGAAAGTCAATGACACCCAACTTGGCCGCCTGATTGATGCCTCTTTTGAATATAATGCAGATATTCAGTCAGAACGCTATGTTCAGCCCGGCGACCGCGTCAATGAAACCTTTGTTGGCGACCCAACTCTAACCCTTGGCTTTGGCGTCCGCCATGTGTCAGAGGCGCAGCGCGCCGCGCTTGGCGGCCCAGACGCGCCGATGAACGTCAAAATTGTTGGCCTTGGTCCTGTTGTCGGGACGGCGCAAACCTCTATCACCTATGAGGCGCACCGCGTTATTGGGCCAATTGTATTCCCTGAAAAGGATGACAAGCTTCAACGCTTGAACTTTTCAGGTAATGCGTCACGCGGCACTGAAGACCATATGTTGAAAGTGACTTTGGTCAACACTGTCAACCCATTCGGCGCGGCGACCGGCTAAAATGGATTTAAGCACAAAGCGCGTTGATGAAGTTTGGAAATTTCCAAGCGGCGCATCGCTAACATTCCGCAAATGTGAAAGTCTTGATGAAGACATCGCCAGCACAATTGCCGTGAATTATTACAAAGACATCACCACAGGCACCCAATTACGGGATGACTTTGCCTTGACGGATGACGGCATGGATGCGCTTTTTGAAAAGATTGGGTCTGGTGTTGATGACACCCGCGCCTGGTCTGATTATCTGTTTTGTGTCGCCTTGATGGAGCGCTTAGTCAGTAAGGCTGAAGGTTTCACAATCAACGGCGAGGCCGCGCCAAAATCCCGCAAACTCTTTGCCACAATCTTGCGTGACCCCGCATTCAAAGCGGATTGGAAAAACCGCGCTTATAAACCGCTTCAGCGAAAGCAACTGGCGGGAAACGTCTAAAGCACCGCGTGGCCCATAAGTTTGGCCCCGGTGCAAAAGACTGCCAAGATTGCAAAGATGCGGACCTGCCCTGCGCCAAAGGCCTGCCATGTGCCAATGGCAGTTTCTGCGATTTGGTCACCTATGAGTTCAGAACCGATGAAGAGATTGCTTTGTTTGATTTGGTCGGTCATCCGTCCATTTGGAAAACCAATCTTGGTGAACGGCCAATCTTAGACTTCCCCGCTATGCTAACCCAAATTGACCTCTTGCCAATTGACATCCCCAAGCCTGACCGCCTGCTTTACTTGCGCGCTATGGATGCGGGCATGGTGATGGCGCAGGCGCAAAATAAAGCCCGCGCGGATGCCCATGTCATTCCAACTGGAAAACCACACTAAACATGCCAAGCAATAACAGAGGGGCCGATGTTGTCATTCGGCTTTTAGCGAGAGATGAAGGCCTGCGCGAAGCCTTAGTTGCCGCAGGCAAAGATGGTGAACGCGCTTTGCGGCAATTAGACAAGGCCAGCCAAGAGGCAAGCCCAGGCCTGAAGGCCGTTGATAATGTCGCCAATGATGTCAAAAATTCAATGGGCGGATTGCTTGACCGCCTTGGCCCGCTTGGCTCTGCTTTGCGCGGGCTTGGTCCCATCGGCGCGGGTGTTGGTGTCTTATTGGGCGGTGTCGCCGTTGGCGCGCTCGCAGCGGCCAATGCAGGCGCGCAGGCCGTCACAACAATCGCGGCGCTTGGTGACCAGGCGGATAAGTTAAATCTAACCACAGACGCCTATCAGGCGCTACGCTTTGAAGCGGATGCCTTGCGGATTTCCCAAAGCGATTTGGACTCTGCCATCCAAACGGCGGACAAAACCACATCTGAAGCCGCGCTTGGGACGGGTGAATTTTTCTCAAATCTTAACATCTTAAACCCCGAAATGGTCCGCACGGTCCAAACCTCGGATGATCTCAATGACCGCTTGGCCGCAATTTCCAAAGGTTACCGCGAAGCTGAAACCGAAGTTGAACGCAATTCAATCCTATTGCGCACCTTTGGCGACAATGGCATCCGCGCCGGCAAGGCTTTATTGGGTCTTGAAGGCGGGCTTGAAGGGGCCACTGACCGCGCGCGTGAAGCGGGTGTTGTCTTTAGCGAAGATTTAATCCGCGCGAGCCAAGAGGCCGCCGCCGAAATTGCCATTGCCGATCGTAAAATTGAAGCGTCAAAACTGCGCCTCAAAGTCGCTTACGCTGACTTTGCGGTGTCGGCCAAAAATGCGCAAGCAGGTGTCTTCAACCAGCTTTCCAGCTTAGGCACGGCCAAAACCCTTGAGGATGAAGTGAATAAGGTTGAGCGCGCACGTGATCGACTCTTAGCTTTTCGCGCCGTCAATACGGCCAAGGACATCCCGCCAATCTTAAGGCCTATCTTTGGCAATAATTTCCAAGACAAACTCGCGGAATTTCAAGATGAGCTTGATGATTTGAATGAACAGATTGCCGCACAATCTGACAATGATGCCATCTTTCAATCGTCATTTATCATCGCACCAAGCGATGATGAAGGCCAAGTTGAAGTCACGGCCGCGTTGCAATCAAGCCTGAACAGATTACGGCAAGAAGCCCAGACAAATGCAGAGCGCTTGACCGCGGCTTTGACAGAACTTGACCAGGCGCGCGAAGCGGGCCTTATCACATCGGATGCCGAGTTCAACCGCCTGCGCGCGACCCTGCAAGAAAAATTCAAAGATGTTGATGCGATTAACGCGCAGGCCAAAGCTATTCAGGAATTGGAAAAACAGCGCATTGCCGATGCGGCGGCGGCGCGTCAAGCTATTCAAATCCGCGCAGACCTTGGCGACATCACAGGCCGCCTGACGCAAAAAGAAAAAGAATTGGATGCCTTGGTTCAAAGTGGCCATCTAAATAGAGATGAAGCCAACCGAAGTCTGACAAAATTCCGTGAAGGTTTGGACGGCACGACCGCCGCGCGCGATAAGTTAACCCAAGCCTTGCAGAACACCCTTGACCCGGTCGCGCGCTTCAATGCTGAAACAGAGCGGCTGCGCGCACTTCAAGACCTTGCCAATATTTCAGCGGCGGATTTCAATAAAATTCTCGCTGATCGCGCGGCGCGCCTTCAGGACCTGCAAGATGCGGCTGATGATGAACTTGAAATTGAACAATTTGGCGAAACTCTTGAAGCCGCCGCAGAGCGCATCAAAGAAAGCCTGTTGACGGCCGATGAATTAATTGACCAAAAAATTGAAGTTGAACGCAAGATTGTTGACGCCCTGGTCAGCGAAGGCGTTCTGTCAAGCGCAGAGGCCGCGCAGCGCTTATCTGATTATCGCAAAGACCTTGAAGAAATTAACCAAGAAACCAATGCCTTGTCAGCGGCCAATGATTTACTTGGCGCAGGCATTAATGAACTGACAGAGGGAATGGGCCAATTTGAACGCGCGGCCGTTGAAGCGCTTGCCGCCGTAGCCCTTGAAGCTCTTGGTCTTGGCGATTCACTTGGCGGGATTTTTGGCGGCGGCGGTGGTGGTATCTCTGGCGGCGGCGGCTTTGGCAACATCCTTGGCAGCGCTTTTGCAGGTATATTCCACAGCGGCACCAAATCCGTTGGTTCAGGCGGACCAAAGCGCGCGGTCAATCCTGCCGTCTTTGCCGGCGCGCCGCGTTTTCATAACGGCATTGCAAGTGTTGGCCGCAATGAAGTCCCGGCAATTTTAGAACGCGGTGAAAGGGTTTCAACAGAATCCGAAACCCGCGCCCTGGTTAATGCCATTAATCTGTCCACAGCGGCGTCAGCGGCCGCGCGTAGCGGCTTTGGCACGGCCGCGCCTGCGGTCACCTTAATTGTCAATAACAGCACAGGTGAACCCGTTGAAAGCGAAGAACGCACAGGTCCCAACGGCGAGCGGGAAATCCTCTTGCAAATCGGCGAAATCTCGCGCCGCCAAACTGAAGGGTTTTTAAAGTCCGCGCGCGGCGCACAAGTCATGTCTGAAACCTTTGCGATTAACCCAAGATTAGGCGGGCGGTAATGGCTTTAAGAACTTGGCCTTCAAATGTCAGAGGTAATGACGGCCGTGTCTATAAAGACGGCTATGTTGAAACTGTGCCTGATAACATCTTGCGCTCTGAAATGGATGACGGCCACAAGTCGCGGCGTAAATTCACACGCGGCTGGTCAACCGTTTCATTCAGACTGCGCCTGCCTTTAGCTGAATATGAAATCTTCAGACACAACTTTGTTCATCTTGAACTCAAAGACGGCGTTTTGCCGTTTCGCTTCAATCACCCGCTTCGGGATTATGATGTCGCGGCCAAGTTCTTGCCCCAAAATGATGGGCAGGCCTTCACCCATTCACCCGCGCCAGGCGCAAATGTTTTTGTCAATATTCAATTGGAATTTTTAGACCGTGCCGTCACCTAGATTTTTAAAGAACCTAACAGATCGGGACGCTGAAGATGTCGTTCTGACATTGTTGCGGCTACATTGCAGCGAGTTCCCAGATTGGTCAGACATCCAACAAGGTGATGAAGAGGGATTCCCAACCGATTGGGAACCTAACACCATGTATTTTGTCCACAACACTGAAGACATTGTCAGCCGTGGTCACACATATATTCCTTGGGCCTTTGAACTTACACTGCCCGGTCAAGGCGGCGGCGGCAGCAATGCAGGGCTGCGCTTTGATAATATTGACCGCCGCATCACAGACGCCATCAAGTTACTGCCCGCAACCGCTGAAATCAGCGTCACGGCTGAAACCGTCTTGGATGTCACCCCTGACTTGGTTGAAGAGGATTTCCAAGACTTTGCCCTGACGGCCGTTCAAATCACCGCTGTAAGTATTGAAACCACACTTGGCCCCAATGATGACCGCCTTGAACCCTTTTGTTCTGTTGTTTATCGCCGCCAAACTGCGCCAGGGTTGTTCAGGTGAGCGGTGCCAATTTCACGCCGCGCCTTGGCTGGCAAGCCCCTTATATCGGGACACCTTGGCGTTTTGATGGCTATGACCAAAGCGGCCTGTCTTGTTGGGGGTTGGCTTGTCTTGCCTGGCAAGAACAAGCGGATGTCTGTCTGCCAAGCTTTGCGGCGGACCTGCCTGAAAGCGCGGTGTTTTCAACAGAGCGGGTGCGCGCGGTCAATCAACTTATTTCTGGTGAAATTAATATCATGAAGCCGCTTTCAACCCCCCGCCCTATGGCGCTGACCTTAATGCGCAAGGGTCAGAACTTAACTCATATTGGCCTTTATGCCCATGGGGGTTTGATTGTCCATGCCTGCGAGGATTCAGGGTCTGTTGTTCAGGACAGATTGCGGGATTTAAAACACAGTGTTGAAGGCTTTTATTGGCCGTCTGAAAAATTAATGGCGGCGCAGTGATGTCCATTCAAACCCAAATCATTCCGCCTAATCCCAAGCGGGACTTCAATGGCCAGATGGAACGCTTCTGCCGCCCCCGCCGTGTTTATGGCCGCGAGGGTGAAACGCTGCATGATATGATGCAACGGGCTATTCCTGACCCCATCCAACAAAATCTGTCTGTTGTGATGATGGCCGGCGAAGCCATCCCGCGCAGATTGTGGAAACATATCAAGCCAAAAATCCACACCGTCATTCAAATTGGGTTGCGGCCCAACGGCGGCGGTGCCAGAAAGATTTTGCGCACTGTCTTAATTGTCGCCGTTGTTGTTGTTGCCGCTTGGATTGCAGGCCCTGCGGGTGTCGCATTGCTTGGCAAGACAGGTGCATTGATTGCAAGTGCGGCTTTCACGGTTGTTGCCAATCTGGCAATCAATGCCTTATTACCGCCGCCATCCCTATCCACAAGCGCGCGGCCTGAACAAGAACCAACCTATTCAATCCAAGGCGCGCGCAATCAAGGCCGCCCTTTGCAAACCTGCCCTGTCACTTTGGGTGATCATAGATTTGTCCCTGACCTTATCACTGAATATTTGCAAGAACCTGCGGGTGATGATGTCTTTTTGACATTTGGCGTTTGTGTTGGTGTTGGCAATTATGAAGTCAGCGAATGGCGTATTGGTGACACCCCGATTGAACAATTTGATGGCATCACAATTCAAGAAAGCCTGACCGTTGACGCGCCAACACAGACCCTTATTCCAGGGGATTTTTCAACCGAAAACCTTGGGATTGACCTTGCAACAACCGACACCGAAATCCGCCGCACAACCAATGATGTGTCTGACATTGATGTGGTGCTTTATTTCCCGCGCGGCCTTGGCACGGTTGATGATGACGGTGACCCTGAAAATGTGACAATCACAGTGAATGTTGATTACAGAGTCGTGAATGAAGACGGCACCACAGGCCCTTGGCAAAATGGCGCGGCTAATAATGGCGCAGAGCTTGATGATATTTTTGAACAAGAATTTGGGGAAAACCGCGTCAATGTCTTTGAATTTGGTTCAATATTCAACCCGTTCTCGCCGCAAGTCACCGCCAATTTCAACCCTTTATCACGGACCTATCGCCGCTCTGACACCAAACCATTCCCGTCCCGCATCCGCATTCCCGTCCCGCCAGGCCGTCAATATGATGTACGGGTTCAACGCACCACAGCGCGGGATGATGATGTTGGTGTCGCCAATGATGTCACTTGGAACGCCCTGACCAGTTGGCGTCAATCCGTCAGCCTGACGCCTGACGCCCGTCTTGCCACGGCGTTCATTCGTATCTTGGCATCTGGCGAATTATCAGGGGTTGTTGACACGCTGAATTGTCGTGCCAAAAAAATCATTCCAACCTTTAAACGCGGCGCAGCTTTTGACCCTGCCTTGGCGACCGCGCAAGATTGGGATGATAATGCGACCACCAGCCGCAACAATGCGGATGTTTTATTGGATGTGAATCGCGGGCTTCATACTGACAACCCATTGCCTGATGATGAAATTGATTTTGAAGACTTCGCGGCCTTTTGGATTTGGTGTGATCAAAACAATTTCACATTTGACCTGCCAATTCAGCAAGACTTGGCCCGCGCCGAAGTTGAAGAAATGGTTGCGGCCGCAGGCCGTGCGCGGGTTTATCGCGGGACTGACGGCAAGAAACACATCGCCATTGACCGTGAACGTATTGAAGGGCCAACCCAAATCATCACCCCGCGAAACGCTAGAAACTTCAACTTCACCCGCACCTTTGCGCGTCCTGTCCATGCGCTGCGCATTCCCTTCACCAATCGTGAAAATGATTTTGAAGATGATGAATTGATTGTCTATGCCAACGGCCATGATGAAGACACGGCCACGCTTTTTGAACAAATCACAACGCCAGGCACAACAGACCCCGCCGCCGTCTTCACGGCAGGGAATTTCTATCTGCAATCCGCGCTGACCTTATCCACGGTTGTCACCTTTGAAATGGACATCGAGGGCCGCACATTGTCCCTTGGTGATTTTGTCCGCCTGCAACATCCTGTCTTAAACGAAGCGGCCTTATCGGCGCGGGTCTTTGCAGTTGACGGCAATGACATCCACCTTGACGCCCCGCTTGGATTTGATGCCGCGCAAAATTATGTTTTGCGCTATCGCGTGATTAAAGACTTCAAAGACGGCACCGCTGCAATTAATGGTGAAGGTCTTGTGGCCTTGATTAATCCGGGCAAACAAACTGATGTTGTCACCCTGGCAGAACCCTTGCCCGCTGGTCTTGATTTGACTGATAAATTGGTTGTTGTTGGCATTGCAGGTGAAGACACCTTTGAAGGCCTTGTCCGCGCGGTCACCCCCGCCGCTGGTCCCAATCAAGTTGATGTTGAATTGGTCGCCTATTTGCCTGAACGGCTAACCGTGCCGGCTATTCCGCCGCACAGCCCGCCCCCTGCGATCGCGTTCACGCGGCCGCCAACCCCTGTCTTGATTGGTCATTCATCAGCCTTTGACCACATCACCGTCAGCTTTGGTTTGCCTGAAGGTTACACTAACAACATCGCAGCGTTCCAAGCGCGATATGTTGAAGAACGCGCAGGCGATAATTCACAGGCCTTTATCCAAGGGCCTGATCTGCCGCGTGATGCGACACAGTTCACAATCCCCGCAGGCACACCGGGCCGCCGTTACCGCCTTGAAATCCTTTCCCGCGACTTTGATGGACTAACATCCCGGCCCCTTGTTGTGGCGGGCCTTGAAGCTTACAACACCGCGCCTGCGCCGCAGGGCGCGGCGGCCGTGCCGCGGGTCCTGACAAACGGCGCTGGCGTTCAAATTCCTGTCATCGACATTACGGTTGCGCCAGTTCAGACCACCGTCATTGAAACCTTATTGATTGAAACCCGCCCTGCCGCGCCCGCCACAGGCCCTGCGCAAGATTGGGGCGCACCGACAAGCACGCCGTCCAATAGCCCGTCCAAGCAATTAACAGGCTTAACGCCTGGCGCGGTCATTGATATTCGTTTGGCATGGCGCGATGTGCGCGGCTCTGTCACCCCTGAAGCGCAGCGGCCTATTCTGTCAGGCATTGTTTTCCCCGCTGAATTTACGGCCGCCAACACCGTCAATGTGGCGGGCCAACCTGCCACTGAACTTGTCACTGAAGTCAGTCAACTTCGTATAGACCTTGGCACAACAATTGATGTTGAAGAATCGGCAGCGTTTGTTCTCGCCCAAAGCGATTTGGTGCAAGCCGCTGAAGATCGGATTGAAGGGATAGAGGGGAATTTAGAAAACATTCAAGCCGATATTAATTTAACCCAAACCCAAATCGAAGATGATGCCGCGATCGCGTCACAATCCTTGGCTGAAGTTTTAACAATTGAAAATAATATAGACGGTTTAAGAGCTGAAGTTATAGATTTAAGAAACCAAACCGCGCAACTTAACACGGATGCACAAGGCGCGGTCACCGCCACGGCTGACAATGTTCTTATAACAGATGCCGCCGTAACCCAAACAGAACTTGATGTCACGGCGGCCAATCAAGCTCGGTTAGGCGCAGAGGCAGCTTTAGGTGATGCCGAAATTGTCCGAACTGATGTGGCAAACTTGACGCAGGATGCCGAAGATGCGGCAGTCAGCGTAGCAACTTCAGAGACATTAACCGCCGAGTTTCTAAACCGCACATTAGAATTAGCTCGCTTACAATTTCCTAAGTCAATGCAAGACGCTGATGATTTTTTCATTGAGGATTTCAGCGGACATCCTGATACCGATAGACCTGTCACAGGTAGCCCCGACCATTCGCCAATTATTAACCCTATTGAGGGGGCAGGGATTAGAACAACGGCTGAACAGCCTATCTCTCAAAGACAGGCCTTGCCCGCAATCGTTGGGAATACTTACAGGCTAACCGTGCGTGGCAGATTGGTTGCGCCATCGACAAATGGCGCAACTTATCGCGCGGTTTTTTACGGGATGCACGACGATTATGCGGGTGTTGGCTCTTTGGCTTTATTTGATTTACCAGCGGCATCAGCGGCTTCGACATTTACAGTTGAATATGTGCTAACCCAAGCAAGATTTGACCAAGGTGTCAGGTGGCTAAGGCGGCGGCAAGAACAAGCGCAGATCTAACCACCTTATCGGCGGTAGAGGCAAACGAATCCGCCGCCGCCGCAGAATTTTCAAGACAAGCTATAGTTCAATTAAATCAGCCTGAAATATTACTTCGGCCCAACGCCGCGCAAAATGATTGGGTTTTCTCAAACAATAGTCTTGTTGAAGGCGACCAAGACTTCACTGATGGCTCAAAACTTCACGATGTTTTACCCGCCGACACTACTATTGAGGTCGTGGGCGGCGTCCCTGAAATTGTGTTTGATGGAGTAGAGCGAGGATTTTATTGCCGTGAAACTATAGCTTATTCGCCAACCGAAATAAAATTTTATCGCATCACTTGTCAGATTAAATATGACAGAACCAATTCAAGCACAACCGACCGTCTGCTTTTAGGGGCTTACTACCTGAAAGATGATTACTCTCGCGCCTCTTTAACAGGCGGATTTCCCGAAGATTTAGTTGCGAGAACGGCTAACGGCCTAGAGTGGACTGATATTGAATGGCTATTTGCCGCAAGCGTAAATCCATTAGCAGGCTGGTCACACATGGCCGATGCAGAGCTAGACCCCGAAACGGTAAGCCGCATAAGAATTGAGGGCCAAAGCGTTTATAATAACGGTGACGGCAAAATGCGTCTGCGTAATTTTGCCGTTAAGGAAGTTACAGAAAATGTCACACTTGTTGATGGGAGCTATACTTTAGTTAGGGATGAGCTTGAAGTTATTCGCGCCGAGGCGCAGACAGAGCAAGCCGTTCTTGCAGATGTCCGAGGCTTTTTAAGCTCAACAAGCACTGTAACAACAACGGCTGGCAACGCGCTGTCCCAAATCGCGCAGCGCGCTTTTGATACAGGAGACATTACTTATTCTGATATTGTTTTATCAGCCGATAAGCTAGTGCATGAGGTTGACGGTGAGGTCATTTGGCAGTCAGACGAAACAGGGCTTTTACTTAAAAGGGTTTTAAGATTTGTTGGCGGCGGCACACCAGGGAACCCAGACTTTCAAATATGTCATGGCATTGGCTTTGGCGCTAACAATGACTTAATGTTTTGGTATGGGCCTTATTCGGCGGGGGTTGATTCCTTAACAGCGGAAAACGGCATTGAGGCAAAGACACTTTCTGGCGGTACGTTTTTGGGCGGCTCAAATCAACTCGCAACAATAATTTCAGCAAGCGACACGCACCCAACCACCGCATCTCTCTCTGGTATTGGTACTAATGGCAACACTCAGCACATCACAGGCTCAATCGTAGCAACATCAATTCGCACCTATACTCAATCAACGCCAATCTCAAGCTCGACTTTTACGGCGGGCGGCGCTTCATTTACTGTTGAGCGTGATGGGGTTCAAATTGAAAACGTCACAGGCATCACGGGAACTGTTGTACGTTCAGCCGCGTTTGATTTTGAGTCATCGCTTTACCATGTTACCGAAAATTTCAGCCTTGGAAAGTCTGTGACCAATTCGGCAAGCACTGGCACCCCGCCAAGCACGCACTCTTTCAGCACAATTAAAGGAGCCGTGACTTTCCCACCAAGTCACACAAACCTCTCAAGTTCTGTCAGTGTCTCAATTTTAGAAAACCCATAAATTTAAACGAAAGGAACCTCTTGTGTCAGAACGAAACCAAATATTAATCGCCGCCCAAAACGCGGTGCGTGATGCGAAAAGTGTAAGTGATTTAATTACCGCTCTTGAAACTTTACATAAAGAAAACATGGCCGCCGGCATTGAAGACATCAATGCGCGCTTTGTTAAAATGTCCCGGGATAACTTAAAGCGCCTGAAACGCACATCAATCTTTGACACGGATGCAGATCGTAAAGCGGCGGCGGATGCGGCGGCTGAAATTGCCCAAGCTGAAGCTGACCGCATTGAAGCTTATGCCGATTTGAAGGCCAAACGCGCGAAACAAAAAGCGTCAGGCTCGTAGGCTTCAAAAACCAAAGCATAATCCGCCACAATAAAGTTTAGGAAAAAGACAATGGATGAATTACAAATGATGGACAGCTTCAAGTTGTTGTTGGGCTTGGCTAGTTTCATCCTAACTTTGTTTGGCGCGCTTTTTGGTTGGTATCGCCACCTGTCCAAGCGCATTTCAGATAGTGATGATGCGCTACATTCCCGCGTCAATGCGCTTAAAGATGACATGAATGAAAACTTCGCGCGCAAGAAAGATGTGCGCGACAGCTTTCAGCGTGTCGAAACAGGCATCAGGGATTTGGGCAGCACAATGGCCAATAATCACACTTCGCTTACAACATTAATTTTAAACCAAAAGGAGAAATCATGATTGATAAATTCAAATGGCTTTGCAGCCAACCCTTCATAATTTTAGCCGCCGTCTTGGCGGCTTTATTGTTTCTAACTGCGGGGGATGACATTGCCTTCATCCGCGAGACAGTTGGCGGCGGTCTTCTAATCAAAACAGTCACGGCCTTTGCGGCCGTCTTTGTTTGGATGGCTTGCTGCCTGATTTATAAATTAGTTCGTGTTTGGATTTCTGACAAAAAGGATATAAGTGATGCGCCGTTTTACATGGTTTTTCTTGGCCTCTCTGGCATTTCTATCGCTCTTATCATCGCCAGCATATTCGGCTAACGCCCCCGCCCGGGATCGCTTCGCGCCGTGCCATCAATATGACGCGGACATCGCCAAGGCGGTGTCCCGTTGGTGGGGGGTCTATGATTACCCGCTGGCATGGAAGGCGCAGCTTTACCAGGAAAGCCTTTGCAATCCCCGCGCGGTTAGCCCCGCAGGTGCAAAGGGTTTGGCGCAGTTCATGCCGGCAACTTGGCGCGATATGGAAGCCCGCTTTGGTGTCCGCGCGTCTGCCCATTCTGACATTGCGATTGATTATGGCGCTTATTTCATGGCCAAACAAATGCGCATTTGGAAAGCCAAGCGGCCACAACATGAACGCTGGCGGCTTGGTCTAACCAGTTACAATGCGGGCGCAGGCAACATAATCAAGGCGCAGACAAAATGTGATGGCGCGGCGCTTTGGTCGCAAATAAAATATTGTCTGCATTTGGTCACAGGCCGTCATGCGTCCGAAACCAAAACTTATGTCACGCGCATTGAAAGATGGTGGCAGGAACTGGCCTATGACAAGCCTTGGGAAATCGCCCCCGGCTTGCGGCGTGATTTGGACAGCCGCGTCATCGGTGACCTGAAGACCCGTTTCAACATCATCCGTTTTTTCAATGGCCGGTCATGGTGTACTTATTGGCAACCTTGGCTGCCTGAAATGATCACCGCTTGGGTGTCCGCTGAACATTGTCACCAAGAAATGGGCGGACAGACCCCGCCTGCCATTGACGCTGACACGGTGGTCACAGAGCCAACATCATTTGACGCGGTGCGTTATTCAATCGCCAAACCAAGCGCGCGGCCGCGCGCCATGATTGAAGGCGAAGAAGACGGCGAAGGTGTTTTCATTGTCGGCTATCCGGCGGCATCTGGTGAACCTACGCTGCGGCGCGCGCGGGTCTATTTCAAGCGGCAATTTTCGGCGTCTGCCACATATGACAAGCCCGCCATGATTATCCTGATCGAGACACCCCGCCGATATGTCAGCGGAGCAGCTTATGAACCTGTCATTGGCGGTATGAGCGGCGGCGGTGTCTTCAGCCTGTCTTATGAACCGCTTGGCGTTCTGGTCACCATGAACGGTCAAGCTGATTTAACCAAAGACGGCATCCCCGACAGTAGCGCAGACGCCACCACGCTGCGCGAAGTTTGGGGCATGACCCAAACGGAGATTTTAAATTGACAGATCAGCCGCTGAAAAAAGGCAAAGCCAATAATTTCTTGCCAGGGTCTGCGCTTGTCATGACCCCCATTGAGTTTGCGGCCGAAGCGGGTGAAATCCCCTTTACTATAGATGATGACTTTCGAGTTCTTATAAAATCGCCGCATTCCAAAGATGTGGTTTATGATAAAACGACAGACCCCGCTTTGTTATTGGTTCCAATTGACGGCGGTGTCAGGCTTGAACTGACTATCCCCGGCAAAACCACGGCGGGTCTGAACAATGAAAATTGGCTTTTGATTGAACGCGGTCCGGCAGGCAATGCCGTTCCATGGATTTGGCTGCCGCTGTCTGAAGAGACAGCGGGCGGCGGATGTCGTTCATGTTAATTCGCCAGATTACATCTGCGCCCCGGCAGATTGTCAGACAAATTTTGTCTGAAAATAATGTGACAGTTTTTCACCCGCCTGGTGCGGGGCCTGTCACCCAACATCAATGCCCGCAATCTATCACTGCCCAATATTTAGAGCAGCGATTAAGTGAACGGATTGACCAAGATAATGTCCGCGATGATGCGGCTTATGCCCTGAAGACCCCCAACTTACTAAACATTTATAGGAGTTCAAAACTATGACACAGAACACAAACTTAGCGAATTTTGCCGCCGAAGTCGGTAGCGATATTAAAACCGCAAATGACAACCACGCAATCTTCGCGGCGTTCCTTAATGGCAATGCCGCTGATTTGACTGGTCTTTCAACATCAGCCAAAAACAACCTTGTCGCCGCGATTAATGAAGTTCTTGGAATTGCCCAAGCCGCCGCAAATTCAGGTTACACTGACGGCCAAGCTGACAGTCGCGTTCAAGCGGCTAAAGGTAGTCTTACAACGGCCGCTAGCGACAAGTGGGCATCTACTGCGGATTTGATTGCTGAACTTGCAAATGTTCAGGCAAATGCCGTAACCGCGGCGGTCAATCAAATCACAGATGGCGCAGGTGATGCGTATAATACGCTTAAAGAAATCCAAACTGACCTTGAAGGTGATCAGACTGTTCTTGATAATCTTATGGCTGCGGTTTCTAAACGTGTCGCCGTTGATCAGGTGCAATCCTTTTCTGCCGCAGAAAAACTGCAAGGGTGTGAAAATCTTGGGATTGGTGACCCTACAACGGATTTCTTAACGGCTTACACTAACGCGCGTGATGCGGCTTAGTTCATGACAGCCCTTTCGCAGATAGCCGCAGCCCTTGCGGCTATCGGCGCAGACATGAAAACCGCCCTCGCCAATTCTGGCGGCGGCACCCCTGTCTCACTTAATATCACCACTGAACCAGATTATATTTATGACAAAATATGGGCAGAAGAAAACGCGGCGATTTCAAGTAATCAAGCAGAATACTCTTACGGAAATGGCGCGGCGGGTCCGATTGGTATTCCACATAATGGTCAAGAGGGTTGGGAGGTTGTGGAGATGTTTTTTCAAGCTGACGTTCACGCGGCAAGCGCTGTTGCAACTGTCGTGTGTAAACAATTTGAAACTGAAGCGACCAATAACCCAAGCTATGATGTATGTGAAATAACAATTAATGGCGCATCAGATGGTGGCGGCCAAACAAACCACTCTTATAAAACAATAACATTCGACCCGCCCAAACCTTTGCCATTTCCAACAAGTTTCGCGCCTCTTGGTTTTTACACAGAAACAGTTTCAGGCGGCACAATATCTGATGTGCGTGTCGGTATAAAAATGCGCCGCAAAGTTGGCGACAAGGTTATTGGTGTTTCGCTGCAATAAGCCATCCCCTCTGTAAATGGAGTTTCTATGATCACCAAATTCATCACCGCAGGCGCAAAGCTTTTCAACATGGAAGCCGCTGCCTTCGCCATCTGTTTTTCGTTTATCGCGGCGGGCGGTATCTTCACCGGCGCATATTATCTGGGGGATAAAAATGGCAATGAACGCTGTCAGGCCGCCTGGGAAAAGGGTGTTGACAAAGCCGAAGACCGTGCGGCTGACAGCGCAAATGATTTTGCCGCAGGCGCAGGCGCTGTCCCTGCCGTCATCGAGCGTGAAACCCAAACAATTTACCGCGTTGATGACACGGCCGTCAAAGAAGTCGCGCGACTTGAAGCGCAAATTGAAGATCTAAAATGGGAATTAGAAAATGACAAAGTTGAAAATGTTTGTAGCGGCCTTGTGCCTGAACCTTGGCGGATGCAACACGACAAAGCAGATCGTTTCTTATCAGGCTTACAGTAAGCCTGACGCGCGCGAGGTCATCACGGTCAAGCCTGAATTGCTTGATGTCAAACCGCTATCTGACCGCCCGCCTGCCACAGATTACCCGTCCCTTCATCAGCGCGGCATCATCATCGCCACAGATTTAATCCGCGACCGGGGCCAGCTTATTCAGCTTGTCGGCGCGGTCAAACAGCGCGAGCATTCCGAAGCGCAGATTGTCGCCGCTGAAAAGGCGCGCGCGGCCGAAGTGGACGCGCTTATCATCCAACTTAACGATAACGAAGCCAAGCGCGCCAAGCCTTGGTTCAAAAGGCTATTCTCAAAATGACTGATCATAAAGTCAAGAAATGGGTGAACCCAAATGCACCCGAAGAAGGCTATAGATTTTTATGTCCGGGCTGCAATGAACATCATCAAGTTTGGACAAAGCACATTCACGGCAATCCCGCATGGTCATTCAATGGAAGCTTGACCGCGCCGACTTTCACCCCAAGCATTTTGGTGACCAAGCCCGCTTGGAAAGATGATGATGAAGTTCTGCCTTCAGAGCGGTGCCATTCATTTGTGACAAACGGCAACATCAGGTTTTTAACAGATTGCAGCCATGCCCTTGCGGGGCAAACTGTCCCCCTTCCCAACATCGAAAAGGTTTAATTCATGCCCAAATCCCTCAAATTTATTTCATGGAATATCAAACATTTCAGCGGTCGCGCGTCTGACCGTTTGGACGGTGTGGTTCAATATCTGAAGAAAGTGGACGCGGACATCATCAGCCTTTATGAAATTAAAGGGTCTAAAATCTTTGGCTTGTTGGCGCAGTTGATGCCCGGCTATTCTTGGATGACCACGGCGGGCGCGCAGTCACAGGAAATCCTTGTTGGTGTCCGCGAAGGTCTTGGCACGATTGGCTTTGAACAGACTGACAGCTTCAAGGCCCGCAATAATTTCTTGCGGCCTGGTCTGTTGACAAACATAAAATTGCCAAGCGGTGACATTTTCACATTCTTGTCCCTGCATTTAAAATCCCATGCAGATTATCAGGCCCTTGCGGTGCGTGAAGAACAATTTGCGGCGCTCTATAGCCTGTCCAAAAAGCTGAAGGCCAAAGGCATCAAGCTGATTGCTATGGGTGATCTGAACACAATGGGTTTGGCTTTGCCCTATGGCCACGGCTTTGACACTGCCGCAGAATTTGAAATGAAGAAACGCAAAATCAGCAATGCGGGGCTGAAGCTTTGCAGTAAAGATTGGGACCACACTTGGACGCCTAGCAAAAATTCAGACTATGATCAGGCTGACCTTGACCATGTGCTTGCCCATGAAGATGTTGACTTCATCCCGCAGGGCAAGAACGGCGCGGCCATTGCCGTGGATTGGCCAAGCAATTACAGCCCCCGCAGCGCGCGGTCAACTTGGTATCGAGACACTATGAGCGACCACGCGCCTATCATTGGCGCGGTGCACATTTAACCGGTGCGCACCATTTATGTTTACGGCCCCGCCACGGCGCGGCCAGACGGGCGCGGATCATGTGGTCATCATACCATTTGCCCTTGGTGATGCGCGTCCTGACTAGCGGCCTGCCATAATAATCATGGCGGCCCGTTGGTTTAATCCAAACCTTGCGGCCGCCTAACAAGGCCTCTGCCTCGATCGCGGCCAGTTCACCAAGCCTGCGTTCCGCTTCGCATTTATATCCATGACGAGGGTCATCTGATGTTTCAGGTGTGTCAATTCCCGCTTCACGATATTTCACCCCATCCGCCCAAAACGTGTCGCCATCCACGACTCGTTCAACCTGCGCCCAATAACCCGTTGTGCGTTCAAGCTTCGGCTTGGCCCCATAGGCAGGCGCTTTTGCCAGGCAATTTGTGGCCGTGGCCCAGAATAATGTGATGAAAATTAAAGTTTTCAAAATCATCTCCCGCATTTCTCCCGTCTTATATGTCCAAATACAGGCAAATAACAACAAATATTAACCAATATCGCAACATAATTTATAGAATATATTTTCCAAAATCCTCAAATTATCTATATATTTCAGTTTGTTAGGATGGTGCGCGATACTGGGATTGAACCAGTGACCCCTACAATGTCAA